AAATCATTGAATTTTTGATTCTAACCTCACATCTTTGGTTAAATCTCTTATATTTATTTATTAATTCAATTAGATTATTATTTAGGAAATTCCATTCACGTTCATTTGTATCATTTCCTATATATGTTTTACAGCCATATTCCATAAAGAATAATGCTCTGTCTCCGTGTCCTGCAAATGGGTCAAATACAAAAGCATTTGAAGGGCAAAATTGTTTTAATAATTCTAAATTCCCATTAAAACTTCCAAACATAAAAAATCTATTTGTAGATATATTATCTGGATATTTATAACCATCTGGAATTGTCATATCAAATATTTTACCTTGAGATGAATAGTATCTAACAGTATTTTCAGATGTATAAACAAAATCTTTTATATTTCCAATAAATTTAACATCATTACTATTTAATGCAGATGGTGAGGTTGTTATGCTACTTCTACTTGCTTTTCCTGCCTCATCAACTGTATCTTTATTTCTTGCAAATGATTGTTCAGATGTAGTTGTACCTACATTTACACTATTTGCAGAAACAGATGTTGTCATACTACTTCTACTTGTCATACCTGCTTCTGCTGTAGTTTCTTCTACATTTACATTAGAAACTCTTGATGTAGTTGTTCCAACATTTATTACATTTTCAGAACTTAATTTTGTTTGAAATGCACTGGTTCTAGCCTCCATACCTATTTGAGATACTGTATTATCTCCTGTTGTATGTGAATTTCCTGAAGTTGAATTTCCCACTCTTGTTTTTGAGTTTGCAAACTCATTATTACCTACATTTACAGCTCTAACAGCGGTTTGGAATCCAGCAGTTCTTGATTCTAAACCAGCTCTTTGAACACTCTCTTCTGATGTTACATTTGATGCCCCTGATGAATGTGTAAATGCTGCAATTCTACTATCATGACTTGCAAATTGCAATGTTTCATCATCAATTACACTTGAATTTGCACTTGATTTTTGCATACCTATATTTAAGCCTCTTGATTGTGAACTACCACTTGAAACACTAACATTTGCAACAGAACCTACACTATCATCTGATATTGATGTGCTATGTGCAGATGTTGATGTGCCAACTTGAACTGTATTTGAATTACTTGCAGATTTAGAAGCATTATGTCCTGCTTCTGTTAAAATATCTGCTCTCATTGTTTCACTATTTGATGTTGTTTGTGTACCTACTTGCACACTTTGATTTTCTAATTGCATTCCTGAAGCTCTACTAGCTATACTTGCTGCAGAAGCACCACTTACAATAGATATTGTATCATCAAGTACTGTATGAGATTTACCAGTTATATTTACACTTACATTTTGACCTGGCATTCTACTTACTTTACTTGCAACTGCTGTATGACTTGCATCTGACATTCTTTCTTCTGCAACTGCTGTTGATATTCCTGTTGTATTGTTACTTACTGTTACTTCTCCTACATTATACCCAACAGACTTACTGGCATTACTTTTTACTGCTGTATTTCCAGCACTTGATAACTCATCATCACCTATCACACCACTATTTCCAGAAGGTGCAGTACCAACATTTAATCCTGCTGCTCTACTAGCTCTACTTGCAACAGAGTTCCAAGACACATTATCTATACTCTCATCGCTTACAGAATGTCCTTGTCTTGATGTACCATCACTAACTCTAAAACTTCCTGAACTTGCACTTGAAGCTGCCCCTGCTAATTTAACTGCATCTTGTTGAATTGAATTACTTTTTTGACTTATATTCCCATATAATTTATTTCCTATCATTCTATCTTTAAAATTCATTTCACAACAGTCTTTACATAAGCCGTTTCTAAAATGAGGTTTACCACAATTTACACATGCAATATCATTATAATATATAAATTCATTTCCACCCATAACTATAAAACCATTTTTTCTTAATAACTCTGTTTCATAATTTTTATATGGGTCACATTTTACTTCTACATTAACACAAAAATCATATAACCATTTTCTATCTTCTAAAATTGGTAGATTTGGGTCTAGGTATTCTCTAAAATCCTTATATGATTTAGCCAAATCTCTTATTTCTTTTTTAACACCATTCTCTCCATCATCAAAATGGTCTATACAAGTTTCAAAATATTTCAAGTATTTAGGATTTGATTTTACAACTTCATTCCAGTCTTTCAATCTTACTTTATTATCAAAATCAATAAATCCATTCTGTGCAATATATATCAATGAGTAAAAAGGTCTTGTAGGTGTACCATCTCTAAATGTTTGATTTCCATTTTCATCTACCATACATTGTCCCTTATCTGCTCTAAATGGAATTGTAAATTTAGGTAATACTGTTGTTTGTACTCCTATATATTTAGAATTTTTCATGTGATTATAAATTTCATTCTCTAAATCTTGATAATTAGTATATCTATCTACTGTATAGTTCCAGTAAAACTCAAATAAACTATTTGCTGCATCTAGTTGCCATCTTTGTGGATTTGTGTATTCTCTCTGACCATCTTTATATCCAACTAATAAATCGCAACTGTTAAACCAATTCATATTGATTATATCTTTTAATATTCTCTTTTTTAATTTATGTTGGTCTCCCTCAATTTTAAATTCAGGGTTTTGAAAAATATTTTGTATTAAATTCATTTTCTCTTACACCTCTCTGCTATTTATAACATCTTTAATCTACTTATTAAATATGATTTTATATCCTGTCCCTTGACACTCTTTACAATTTAATCTTTCTTGAATATTGTCTAACTTTTTATTTTTAGAACATTTACAAACCTTTATCTCTTTAATATTACATTGTTTTAAACAAGCTGCTATAATTCCTTTATAATTTTGATATTCTAAACATATATCATTTAATATAGATATATCCCTCATTACATCTTCTTTACATCTCATATCAAACATACTTATACACTCCTTAAAATAATTTATTAGAAATCTCTTTTTCTTTTTCCATATTCAGCACCTTTAATGCACTTTCATACAAATTGACACATTCTCTTGTAGTATCATTTTTAAGTTGACTTAGTTTTCTACAGGATACAACGTCACCTTCTATATCTGTAATTGTTTTTCTTCTTCCTTTACACAATCTTATAGTAACGTCACCATTTGCATTTGGGTATCCTAGGAATGCACCAGTATCTCTAATATTAGAAAATATCTTTTTAACAAATCCATCGCTAACTCTATAAACAACATAACGCTCTCCGTTATTATTATATTTAGGTAAGGTATTATTTCCAATAGTAACACCTTTATAGCTCACATCATTTCTAAACACCCATCTTATATTATCGCTACTTACATCTGTTCCAGTATTATTTTTATAGCACACTCTAAGCTTACTTTGGTCTATTGGTATTTTAGATTCAAATAGTCCATCTTTAAATAAAATGTATTTTGGTTTAGGAACAAATAATTCTGCAACTGTTCTTCCTACCCATAATTTATAAGATTTACCATCACTAATAATATTTGCATATAAATAATTGTTTACAGTTCCATTACCCTGTTCCTTTTCAGATATAAATTTATCCATAAATACAGATACCTTTGTATATTCCCATTTACTAAAAGACTTATTGTAAATCTTTCTAAATATGTTTCCTTTATTACTAATCATATATTCTCCATTGAATTTTGGTATATCTGCGAATAACTCTCCCTTTAGTCCAACCTCCTCGACCTTATATATTTTAGTATTAAGATTAGAATATACAATATATTCTAAATAATCTAACAACTTAAATCCATATACACCTTTATTAGACTTTTTTATATGTTTACCCATTCAAAACACCCCTAAAATAAATTACTTGATTTATTTGAAATCTTATCCATATTTTCTTGACTTTTATTTTCAATTCCATATTTAGCTTCCCAAGTATTTATAACTTCTCCAGTATCATAATTAGTTATATCATTTACATTAACTTCTTCTTGCCCTTTAACTTCTCCAATAACTACATTATATAAATTCATAGGATATCTTAACTCAACACCTGAATTTAAAAAATCTTTAAAAGATTGTTTTATATCTAAATTACTTTCCAATGTAATATTACTATTTTGATTTTGTTCTTCTTGCTTAATTGATTTTGTAACTATTTTATAATTAAGTATTTTATTACAATTTTGTAATAATGCTTCTATATCATTTTTCATCTCAAAATCACATTCAACCTGTAATATAAAATTATAGGTGCTATTCTCTGCTTCTTTAATATAATCATTAGCTTCTTCAATAGTATCTATTTTTATTTTTCTAAATAAAGGGCATATTTTATTTTCAAACTCTTTCAATTCTTGTGTAATTGTATCAAATATATAACAAGTAGGAACTGAATCAGTGCTATCTGCAAAAGAATGAGTTGTTATACTTCCTACATTTACTATATTTGCAAATTTACTACAAGCATGAACATGCCCATTAAATACTTTCTTAAATTTAGATAAACTGTCTTTCTCTATTCCAAAATCAAGTATTCTATTTGCAGAAATTTTACTACCATATATATCGTGGTGCATAAAAGCATAATCACTACCATTATAATTTGATAAGTCTAAATCTTTATAGTCACAATATGGTAAGAATAATAAATTGTCAATAACTGTTGGTGTATCAATAACTTGTATTCCTTGTATATTGTCTAATAATTTTAATACATTATAATCTGTATTAAGCATCTCATGATTTCCACATAATATTATATGTTGTTTATTTAGATATTGAAATACTTTAAAAAATTCACTTGCAGTATCTATATCATAGCTTGTTATTGTATTTTGGTCGAATGTATCTCCTAAATTTATAATCATATCAACATTATTTTGTTGAATAATATCTGTCATCCATTGTGCAGTTTTTACTATCATATCTTGTCTATATGTATATTTTCTATAACTACTTGTAATAGGTAATATACTACTTGTTCTACTTATATGTACATCTGAATATATAAATAATCTCATTGCTACAACCCCCTGCTTTTAAACTTATTATATAAATCTTTTGATATATCATAAAAAAATTCAACACCACCAAATGTCATTCCTTCTTCATCGTAGTCTGATGTTGTTATAAGCAAGTGGTAACAAGTAACACCATTATCATCATAAGTATCCACATTCACACTAAATTTAACATAATCATCACTATTATTTGCATTATAACTCAATAAAATATTACCCATCATTATAATTTCTTCTATCTGGCTCTCTGATAAATACTTAATTACATTCTTTTCACCACCTGATATAAATTCTAATTCTTTTAATATAGGATATCTTCTCTTCTCAATGTCACCAACTGTTTCTCCCTCATATCCCTTTGCTTGGCAAATATTTATTCTTAAACTCATTACTATACCTCCTCAACTAATCCTGCATGAATTAAATCTCTAATTGCAAATAAATCATTAAGTGCTGGTATCCATGCAAAACCATATTTCTTTTTAATTATAATTTTTCTATCATCATATATTGCTAATCCTCTAACCATATTATGATATGGTATTGGTATAAGTTTTAAAAATTTAGGAAAATAAACTTTATAATATCCTCCAGTAGATGGGTCATATTTATACCCAAAACTTTTTAGCTTTTGTAAGTCTACATTCTCTTTAATTTTCATTATTTACCTCTCCCATCTAATTTTATATCACTATCCATTAATATTGGACATGGGGCATCAAAATCCCATTTACTTTTAGTACCACAATTAGTACACTTATAATAAACAAAATCTGTATCTTCTATAAAACTATTATTTTCAATTAAATCAGCATTACATTTGGGACAATATATAAAAGAACTTCTAATTCCCTTTTGTACCTGATTTTTCTGGTATCTTTCTCTATCTACTACCCAAATAAAACATAACCATCTAAATATATAATAGTGAGTTACCATTCTTTTAGGTATTATATATTTATACCAATTTGCAAAACTAATACCAAACTTTATTGTTTCCATCTGTTTCAATAACCTCCGTTAAATCATTTTTAATTAGATGATATAATGTATCATCTAATGCACCATCTAATCTAGGTATTCTTATAATTCTATCATACTCAAATATCTTATAAAACGTCTTATCATCATTATCATTTCCAGTATAAATCTTTTTACAATAAAAATTAGCCTTATACTTATCTACACATGCATAATCTATTACAAATGAAAAATTAAAGGGTGGCATAGTCAATTTGTATAAATCAATAGTATCTTTAATTTTAATCTGTTTCATAAATAGGTGTTTCAACTCCTGTCTTATATCCAATTAACTTATAAACAGGTACATATTTATCAATAGTTCTTCCATGCCCACTACATATATCACATTTTATATAACCACTACTTGAATGAGGTCCACATAAATCATAATTTTCATCTACATCATTATAAACTTCTCCAGTACCATTACATTTAGGGCATATATGAGGTCTTTCCTTCTTAAATTGTTCTATAACTTCCCCTACTGTCATATTCCTGTCATAATCTGCTAAATCAGATACTTTATTAATCATCTAAATCAATACCTTTCTCTTTAAGAAATTCTGTAACTTTCTTTGCTTTATTTTCCCATTTTTTATAGGCATCAAAATAAACTTCATCTTTATCACCGTTGTAAGTAATTTCATAGTACATACCATCGCTAACAGATGTACTTACTAATGCTTTATTATTTTGTAATGTTTTACAACTCCATACAATATAAATATTATCTTCTGTTATTTTAAAATCATCAGTTTTTTCAACAATATCATTATAATAATCCTTTACTAACAATTTACATAATTTTAAGAAACTATCATTTCCCATTTTCTTTATCCTCCTTTAATTTATTACTTGACAAATATTTAAACTTATCAATACTATTATTTTTAACATCTTTATTTTTAGGTTCTAAATGATTTATATAAACCCTTGTCATTTCCAATTCCTCATCATCTAAATCAAATGCCATAATTTTTCACCTCTTATAAATTATTTGTAAAAAATTCTTCAACATCCTCTACGGTGTCAACAGCAGTAAATGGTGGTAGTGAACGAACTACAGGAGATAGCCATCTTACACCACTATATAATCTGTTATCAAATATTGCTACAACACCCTTATCAGATGTATGTCTTATAAGTCTACCTATTGCCTGTAATAACATCATTGTAGTAGGGACAACAGCTGTAACTCTAAATGCATCTAATCCTTTTGATTCTGCAATCTCACTTTTTCTTTTACTTACTACTCCTGGATTTCCAAAAGGCAATTTATTCAAACATAGTAATCTTAATGAATCACCTTGTACATCCAAACCTTGAAAGAAACCTCTAGTACCAACTAAAACACTATTTGTATCTTCTCTAAATGTAGTAACTAGTTCATTTTTATTTTTCCATCTTTTATCATCTGCACATAAAATAGTATATTTATCTCCTAATTCATTTAACAAATATGTATAAGTTTCACTTGTTTCTCTTGATGTAGTACATAATATTAATGCACCACCATTAGATGCTTCAATTAATGTTTTTACATTTGATTTAAAGTAATCAAAATGTTCTTTTCTTTTTGTTTTTACATCAGGAATATTTTGAGGTATATACATTAATCCTTGTTTAGGGTAGTCAAATACTGTTCCTACATCTGAACATTGACATTTTATATCTTTAAGCTTCAACATACCTAATTTATCTGCTGAATCTCTAAAACTGTTTTCAACACATAATGTAGCAGATACACCAATTAAATTTACTTTATTTTCATTTATAGTAGTTATATTTGATTTATCCCCATCTAAAAATCCTAAACCTGCTTGTAAAGCATCTCCTGTATTTAGATATGTTGCAGATATTCTAAATGGTTCTACACTTTCTTTATCTGTTTCAATATAATTAAAATATGTAACATAAGAATTTTTATCAATATATGCAAGATTGAATATTCTTTCTATTTCTAATAAAGTATCTAATATTCTTTTAACTGTTGGAATATACTTAACATTGACACATGATAATGTATCTAATCTTACCTTTAATGATAATAACTTATTTACGTCTTTAGATATAGTTTCTATATCATCTTTTTCAAATTCAAATACATCTTCTAAAGAAGTTATTGGTTTTGTTGAATTTGTGTTATATATTTCTATTTTTTCTTTAATATCCTGTCTGTACTTATCCATTATATTATATAATCTACCTACAGCAACACCTAATTCAATTACATCTTGTTTTACATCATTTCCTGACTGATACATAATATCTCTAATATCAGGATTATGTTCTTCTAATTTTTGCATACAATAATTATACCTATCATACTCCTCGCTGAAAGTATCTTCAATCTTTGTTTCATTTACATATTTATTTAATTTTGCTAATAAATTATACTTAAGCTCACCTTGTGTAACTTCTGTTGAAAAAGCCTTCTCAAGCCAATTATCCAAATCATGTGCTTCATCGCATATCCATAAATATCTACTTTTTAATACACCCAAATTTTTGTCCCTTTGTTTACTTGCATCTACAATCATTCTACTAATATATGCATGATTTGTAATAACTACATTACTTGAATATGCTCTATTTACTATTTTATAAACAGGACAAGAATTTCTACCTTCAAATTTACAATTTTTTATACAATTAGAACCAGCACAAGAAAAACTTTCACAATTACAACCTAAACTATCGATAGTAAAATATTCTTCCTTTATATTCCCCTTTAAATATTCCTCATATTGAGGAACTACTTTCTGTAAAGATTTATATTCTTCAGGTCTTGATTTCATAAATATTTTTTCATCTTTATGTAATTCATCTAATAATTCTGTCATTTTTCTTGGACATATATAATTAGACAAACTCTGCAATGCTAAATATTCTAATTCTGGAAATAAATACTTTTTTAATGTTGGCAAATCTTTATCTGCTAATTGAGAAGTAAGCTGAATAGTTGAGGTACTAACAAAACATTTTCTCTTACTAATAATGGCAGGTATTAAATATGCAATACTTTTACCAACACCAGTCCCAGCTTGCATTAAGCCATCATCTTTATACTCAATAACATTACTTATTTTATGTATTAAGATTAATTGTTGAGGTCTAATTTCTCCATTTGGAAGTTTACTAATTAAGTATTTCAATGCAGCTATACTTTTTGTTGATAGACTACATTTTGAATTTAATATTTCTGCTAGATTATCTTCTAATAAAGAATATTGCTCTAATTCTTTATTATACTCTTCATTAATTTCTTCTATTTCCTGTTTAGTCAAATCATCTATTGTATTCATTTGTTACCTCCTCATTATATATAACATCTATATTACCACAATATTCTATATTTTGAAATATTTTGATGGAATTTCAGATTTTGATTTACGTGTAAGATTATTTACATTCTTCCTCTTCTTCAATTTATTCTTGATATGATTTTAATATAAAATATAATTTTAAATATAAAATAAATTTTAAATAAAAGAACATGAAAAATATAATATATATTAGAATATGAGGAGGCATATAGTAAATAGCCAAAAATGTTGAATGACGAAAACTCTTATTTATCTTCAAAAATAATTATTAAAATTGCTTCCTAAATTCATACAATTATTCAGTATATTTAATATCTATTTTAGTAATATATTGTTATTTAGTAAAACTTATTTATATTTTATTAAATTCTAAAAATTTCTTGGAACACTTAATAGGCTTTCAACATTTAATTTTTGAAAACCTTAAAACCTTTGAAAATACTGCATTTCATCGATTATGCACAATTAACACATACATTATTTAGTGATAATAAATTCATTGAATATTTTTCGTAATAATCTATGGAATAACATTCTTTTAGAACACTATCAATATAATTCTGCATAATATTAATATTTTCAATATATCTATTTGTCTTAATTATATTTTTATTCTCTAATATAATTTTAAATTGTTCTTTCAAACTAATACATATTTCTTTTAAATTTATTTCTTGTTTTGCTGTTTTATAATCTCTATAATTTACTATTCTATATATATTTTGTTTCAATATCTTATTTAATCTTCTTAGATTTGTATTTGTTTTTCTTACTACTGATTTTACTTGTTTATCTTCTAAATTATTTATTATTTCTTTATTTTCTTCTATAATTTCATTTGATAAGTCTATTACTTGCATTTTAAAATTTTGTATTTGTATATTATTTCCTGTTAGTTTATTGTGTTCCTCTAATATTTTTTGTATATCTAGTTTTGTTCTAAATGATAAAGTATTTATATTAGAATATACTTGAATTTGATTAATAAATTCATTATATATCTTTTTTTGTTTATAATATTCAATCATATAGTCATCTATATCTAAATCTATACCAAATTCTTTATTTATATTATTTATTTTATCCCTGTAGTCTTTTATTGCTTTTAAATTTAAAATAGTTTCTGGGTTATTCTCACTTAATTTAGATATAATATTATTTAGTTTATTATGCATGAACTTGTCTATACTTATCATTTCTGATACTTTTATTCTTTTTCCACCATTCCCTTTAAGCATCTTGTCTATAACCTGTTCTTTAAAGTTCTTATTTTCTTCCTTAATCTTTTTATTCATAAAAGAACAATATGATTTTGTAAATGAATACTTCATATCTATATCGACTACTTCTCCTACTGTCATGTTTGATAATTGTTCATAGTCTATTGGTTTTATAATACCAAAATTTTTATTAATTCCATTTATATTATTTAATAATGAATTTGCATATTTTTTAGCATTACTTGTTACTTTCATTCCCTCAATATTAAATTGGGTTACAAATCTATTAAACATATTTCCTATTGTATATTGTCTTCTATTATATGCTTTATCACTTTCATCTATAAGTCTATCTGTTGTTATAAAATCTTTCCATAGAGTATCTGGTTCATACATCATATTTTTATTAAGTTTTATATCTTCATAAGGCAATGAGAAATTACCACCCTTATATCTCAATGTTTTGCTGCTTTTTTGTAGGGTAGATATGAATATATTATATAATTGCATTTCTGTTGATATAACTTTATTTTTTGCTAGTGTTTTTATTTGTATTTGTTCCCCATCTTCATCATCAAATATATCTGTATAAGTTGGGTCTATTGCTTTCATTTCTTTATATTTATTTTTAAATCTGCTCATCTTTTTTAAATTTTTTATGACTAATACATCAAATGTTGATATACCTGTTTTTCTTGCACAAGCAAACTCACCTTCATTAAGTATGCCAAATAAACCATCTGGCATAGTTATTATATTATAACCTGTTTCTAAATGGCTAAATAATTCAAATCCATTTTTTAGTTCGAACTCTGATAATTGTTTATTAGTTAATGTTTTATGTATTGGTATATATTGTGATACTACTTTCCCATATCTACCCATAATAGGCACTTGAGTATTATCATTTATTTCACATACTTGCATATAATGATTATTACCTGCATTAATTCTAGTATCTATTAAAGTAGCCCATCCTGTATCTACTATATTTCTAAATTCTGTTATTGCATCCATTGTTGACATTCTACCATCAGAATTTTTAGAAATTAGTGAAAAATCTATTATCATATTTTTATTAGTTGGAATAACAGGATATGTTTTTGAAAACGAATCCCAAAAGATGGTACTATATTCTGTTCTATCTAAATCAAACATTGTTTCGTCTATTCCTGTACCACTTAAAATATAATTATATAAGGATATAACTCTAGTAAATTTAACTATTCCATCTGTATCTAATTCATAATCTATTTTAAGACCAAATTTATCTATTGTTATACTTCCCTTACTTTTTCTTTTTAATTTAGATTTTAAATTTTCTACAAATTCTTCTCTGTATAATGTAATGCCTTTATTTTGAGTATCTGCTATTTCTTGTAAACTAGAACCATTAATAAGTTTGATAATTTTTAAAATATCATCTTGTGTTCTTTCAAATTTAGTATATGCATCATCATCTACTATAATATTTTCAATAGAATCATTCAAATATCTTCTTATCAATTCATTATTAGATAATTCTGACATTCTGTAATATGGTGAATTCATTAGTTCAAATTGATTTGGTTTTTCTACACTTTTATCCTCATTAAATGAACTTTGATTGTATTCTGTACCATCTTCTTCTAATTCTTCTTCAAAGTTATCTAGCAAATTATCTGTAATGAATTTTTTATTTTTTGTTTCTATAAGTTCCTCTTTTACACTATATATTAATCCTGGATTTACTTTACTTGTACTTTGTACATCAAATTTAAAATTCATTAAACTACCTCTTCCTTATATAAGTTTTAAAGATTGTCAAGTGTTTTTATCATGTAATTTTCATCTTATTCATTATAACATCTTGACAATCTAATTTTAAAATAATTTATTTATTGATTCTTCTGAACTATTTTTTACTTTTAATTCATCTTCTATTTTTAAATAATCATGTAACTTTGATACTCTTTTTAATATTTCATTTATATTTACAGAATACATTTCGAATTCTTTTATTTTTTGGTCTACTAAATATAAATCATTTGTACTATATTCCATTATAACTTCATCATATAATTTATTCACAAAATCATCTGTGATATCATTATCAACTAATTTTAAATTCATTAATTCCATATTCACTACAAATTGTGCTTTATCAAAATTTATATATGCCTTTCTTTTTGGAATATTGAAGTTTTTACATTTACAATCTAAATCTTCCTCTGTGTGTGGAAAAGAAATATTAGATTTATTGCAAGATTCTATAAGTTGTAATAACCCACTAGCAGTCTTTTCACCTACACCATAACAAGCAGATGGAATATTATCAGATGGGTCACCTATTATTGCTTTGCAGTTTATGTATTTCCATGCATCCATTTCTTTACTTTTTAATGTATTTATATCCCACATTTCTTCGTGCATTGTTCTCCAAATTCTACATTTTCTGTTTTCATCTTCATAAACTGCTTGAATTAAATCTTTATCATCTGATATTATAATACTATCTCTTGACATTTTAGATAATATATAAAGTAAGTCATCACCTTCCCAACCTTCAAGTCTAATACAAGGAATACCTAATCCATGTAACATTGTTATAATATCTTTTCTTTGTGTTCTATATTCTCTCATAAATGCTTCGTCTAATATCTGTTGTTCTGTTTTTTCACATTCTTTACATTCTAATAGTAGTTGTTTTTCTTCATTTCTTTTATAATTAGAATATACATTTAATCTTCTGGGTGATAATCCACCATCAAATACAACTATTTGGAAATAGTTGTATCTTTGCATTTCTTTAAATATACTTTTTAAACATCCAAATATGCCTCCAGTTCTCTTACCAGCTGTTGTTTGTAAATCCCATTGGTTTGGTTGTGATAACATTCTATGTAAGACATAACTACCATCTATAAGTAGTGTTCTTCCAAATTCAATATTAAGTTTCATCATTTTCTACCTCTTTTCCATCCCTTTTTTAAGTAATCTTGTTCTTCTACTCTATTTATATATTTTGCAATAATACCATTATTCATAAGTATTTTACTTTTTTTGCATTAGCCAAGTTTTCTTTCCAATTATCATCAAATTTTTTACCTAGTTTTTGCTGTCTTATTTTATCTTCTATTTACATTTATATAACCCACCTCATCTAATAGTTGCAATTCATTTGATGGGATTTTATTTTCATTCAAGTTCTTTGCTAGTGTTTTAGGATTTCTATATTTTAAAAACACTAATTCATAACAAGTAAAATATTGTTTTAAATTATAATGATTTTGTTTTAAATTTATAAATGTAGATATGTATGTATTTATTTTTGTTTTTCCTACATTAAATCTTTCACTTAATAAATCATTAGTTATTTCTTCATTTGCATCTACTCTTAAACTTTCTAAATATAAATGTATAAATGAAACAACAGTCGATGTAGTCCATTTTTCATTTTTACTTTTAGTGTAATTTGTTTCTAATAAAGCTCTTGTCATTGCATCTCTAATTTCAAATTTCCTAACAAAATCAGATTCTAACCAAAATATTCTTGCTGGGTTTGATGTTGAAAATCTTTTACAAAATTTCTTATAATTATAATGTGGTAGGTTAGATAATGCTTTACTTTTATGTAATCTTTTTAAACTGTCAAACATCTTATTTCCTCCTTTCTATATTTTTAAATATTTATATTTATCTTTTCTTCTAATTATATTTTCTGTTAAAAATCTTCCCTTACTTTGACTTTTAATTAATGCATCCCATATTAAAGGTTCTACCTCAAAATATAAGTAAGAAGCATTATTACTAAATATGACCCTTAATACATGAGTTGTTTGATTATATCCTAGTGCAGAAATATTACTAGAAGAAACTTTATACATATTTATTCTCTTTATAATAGATTGTAAATCTATATTAGAATTTTCCATAAATTTGTCCTCCTATTTATTTATAACATCTTATAAGTGTAATTGAAAAGTTAATAAATTTTCTATTTCTAACATCTGATGGTCATCTAAAGTTGACATTTTCCTAACTAATGATGATTTATTTACTGTATATATTTGTTCACAGTTAATATAGCTTTTTGCTTCAAGATTTACAGAAAAATGTACTGGACTTTCTTTCTTTTGTTCTGATATTCCTAATATGTTTACTACTGGACTAAATTGATTAAATACATCATTCGATATTATTAGCACAGGTCTTGGTCCAGATAGTATTCCTTGTAAACCATTTCCAAAATTTTTACAATACCAAATCTCCCCTCTTTTAATTTCCATTTATAGTATCCCCCTTTTTCATAAAAACAGGACAACCTATGTTTGAAGTTTTCTCACTAATTGTGTTTATGTATATATGGTTTTTATCACATGTATCATAATTTTTACATAAGTTTTTACAAATCAATTCTATATAATCACTTTTATTAGTTGATTTCATCTTCTTTGTCCTCCTCTACTGGTTGTATATTATTATATAAATCTTTTATATAATCTTCTAAAGCATTTTTTAATGAATAAAAACTAGAGTTTTCAGTTAGTATATCTTTTAATTGAACTGCTACAACATCCTTTCTAATACTTACAGCTAATTCATCTCTTTGTTTATCCATTATTGTTTTTACCTCGCTTAATTTTTCAATTAAATTTTTTTCTAATTCTTTTATATTAAATGGGTTTTCCATGATTACACCTCCAAGCCATTCTTTCATCTTCTTTTATTTTATTCCTTCTAATATTAATAACATCTAATGCCTTTCTATATTCCTTATAGTCATTACAATTTGAATGACAACCTACATATCTCTTTTCACATTTATAGCATTTACTTTTTAAAGACATAAAATCACTCCTTATATAAAAAGAGGTAGGACTTATATGTTCCTACCTCTACCATAAATTATTTAATTCATCACACATATATTTCATGTAGTTTCTACCCTTTAATATTGTTGTAGGACTATCACATTCTGTTGCACCATTTTGGTCTTTTTCAGCAGTTATAAATTCTTGGGAAGGAACAAAAGTAGCTAATAGTTTATTTTGATAATCTAATTTAACAGGATTTCTGTTTTTATCTGTATCAAATGTTCCATAAGAATTTATTTTATTTTTCATTTGATGTAAATCATTAAATTCACTTACATATTCTTTTACAGTTCCTAATGGTGTATTTTGAGGTGGAGATAAATGTGGTCCATTTATATTATCTCCTCTACTTCTGTCAAAACTTTCTTTTATTACAAAATTTTGATTATCTGATGCTGTTTTAGCATAACAAGCAGTACTTCTATTAAAAGCATTTTGAACATTCATGTAATGAGAAGCCATTATAGTTTGATGTCTTAAAACATTTTCATTAGATACTGTTTGTTTACTAACATTTATATATGATGACCAATTACTCCAGCCATCCCAATTAGGATTTTGTCCATATGCCTTTCTAATTCTAATTCTAATCATATAATAATTTGTATTATTATATGTTGGTATTAAAGATTGATTTATTATTATTTTTCTTAAATAAGTTAATTTTGCATTATTAATATTAATAGGACCATTCCAGTTATTTTGAGCATTCATATAAGCATTATTCCCTATTGTAGTTACAGTTCCATTTATATCTATTTGAATTTCTTGGTATCTATAAGTTCCAGCACCATAATAAAATTCTATATCATTTTGTCCTTTATAATTTGTATCTCTATCAATAGGCAGTTTAAATAATACTCTATATTGATGATTATGCCATGTTGTTCCTGTTAAAGGACAATCAATTACTGGGTCATTTAACATCCATGCAATATCTACAAATTTTTTACTAATTGTTGGTCCATACCATCTAGCACCACTACTTGATGTATAATATGGTGTAATCTCAATTATATTACCACTTACACCTCTTCTAATATCATTATATGGAATTAAAAAAGTATCTGTATAATTCGTAGTATCAAAATGATGTTCATAATATCTTTCATTTGCATGTGGCGAACCATCATTTGCAGAATATAATCTAATTCTATAACCACTTAATACACCAGAACTATCTATTTTAGGATATTGAATAGTTACATCAACACCATCCATACTACTTATATTATAGGTATTAGGTAAAACCCATGTATGCCCTGCAGTTAATTTAGCTCCTTGTGTTCTATTTTCTCTTTTATTATATCTTAAACCACTACTTGATGGGTCATTATTTGGTTCTTTATTTGGGTCTATTGTTTCTGTTGGTGTATATTTTATAGTAATTCCTCTTGAATAAGTATTTGTTTCATATACAAGTTGACCATTTCCTGGATTTCCACCATTTACACCTAAATTTCTTCTATTTCCATAAACTGTTCCATTAACAATACCATTTACAGCAGATGTATCTGGAAACATTGTTTTTATTTCATCTAATGATAATTCTCTATAACTTCCTGTCTTAACTTCATCTATATAATACTTCCCTTTGATATTACTCCAAATTCCACTTCTAAAATTGTTCTCAATAGAATGTGTTCTATTATTTATACCATTAAATGTAATACCTAAAGTTGTTCCTGCTCTTGGACTTAAAGTGTATTTACCTAGTGTAATACCTGTTAGACTTGGTTTAGAGTAAGTTTTCAATGAAAGTGTATTACTTCTTGTCATAATATCTGGATAATTTGTATAGTATCTTTCTACATAAGCATTATAGGTACTTGCAACAGGAGATGGTGTTGTAAAATTATATGGACTACTATTAGAATTACCTACTCTATCAACAATTACTTTATTTGTTATAGATTCACCATAGTTTCCAGATGTTCCGTTAGGAGTCCAACTTACAGATTGAGTATCTCCTACCCTTGATATAGAATATGTACTAGATATTGTTACAGTTTCATTTTCAGTTCCTTTTCCTATATCTTTTCCTCCAGTATTACTTCCTACAGGTGGAGGGTCTGGGTGTTTATCATTATCTACTATTTCTCTATACGGAGGATAAAAGAAATCTGCTTTTATTTGTTTAGATGCAGTATGAGACCCAACATCATTAGCATGAACATATCCCTTTACATAGGCTTCTGAAAATCTACCAGTTTCGTATGTATAAATTGTAGCATCAGGTATCAAACCATTTTCTTTCTCTTCTTGTTCAATCCAACTATCTCTTCTATCTGTATTTTCTACTATAATTTCAATAGGGTTAGTACCACTCCATAAATGCCCTATAATTCCTTCACTTACAGGTTGAGGTGGAAATGGTGCTTGTCCATAACCAGATTCGTAAAAAAATCTTGTTTTCTTATTTTGTATTCCAATAATAGCCTCCCAATCATGTGTATATTTATTGGTTGCCATATATTTAGATTCACTATCCATATAAAATTTTATATGTAATTGTTTATCATAATAGGCATGGTCTCTCCAAGCTTCTATTTTAGTGAATATGAATATACCTGCTTCTTGTCCATCTAACACACCCCCTACCCAAGACCATTTTTCAGTTCTTATAGCAAGATTATTTATAGATGGTAGGTTTGAACCAACTTTAGGTCCCTGTGGATTTTTATTTGCCATTACATAAATTCCTCCTTTCAATAAAAATTTCCTGTCATTAATATTTTACAAAATTATTAAACTATAAAAATAATACTTGACATATTTCAAAACTTATTGTATAATAATTAAAATTTAAGTTTATAATATAGTTGAGAGGTGTTTTATATGAAAAATAAAATTTTAAGTAGTATTATTTTAATTCTAATTCTATTATGTACCAGTGTTTATGCAACAGATGAGGAAATACCAAGTAAATATGATTTAAGAAATGATATAAGTATTGAAGTAGAAAATCAAAAGCAAACATCATTATGTGGAATTTATGCAGAGCAAAAAATGATAGAAACATATATACAAAAAACAAAAGGAATAAATTATAATCTATCAATAGGATATTTTTCACATTGGAACGACTTTGGTGGTACTTATGGGAAGCATGTATTAGAGAGTGATTTTCCTACTAAAGAATATGCAATAAATGAAACAAATCAAAAGAAGTTTGATGAAGCAACTAAAAAAGCAGTAATAGAAAAATTTGAGTATGCAATGAATATAAATAAAGATGTAGAAACAGTTAAAAAATATATAATGAACTATGGAGGAACATTTGCTTCAATTCAATGTGATAGACAAACAGATAGATATAAAGGTGGAATATATCGTAAAGATAAATTTGTAGAAGAAAGACCTATTGGACATGCAATAGTGATAATAGGTTGGGATGATAATTATTCAAAAGACAATTTCTACTATGAAAAACCTGAAAATGATGGTGCATGGTTAGTATTAAATTCTTGGGGTACTCAATGGGGAAATAATGGAACAGCTTGGTTATCTTATGAAGATAAATGTCAAATAGCAAATGGTTGTTATGGTATAGAAAGTTTAACACTTGCAAATGGAGAAATTATAGAAACTAAACTTGAAGATGAAAAGGAAGAAACAACAGAAGTACCTATTATAGAACAACAAAATCAAACTCAAGAAGAAAAGAATATATTTGAGAAAATAGCAGATTTCTTTAAAGGTATATTTGGATTTTAAGAATAATACTACAATAGATAGAGTTTAACGCTCTATCTATATTTTATAAAAATTTTACAAAAATGCTTGACATATTTTAAAACTTATAGTATATTAAATATAACAATTACAAGGAGGTAATATTTATGGACGATAAAGAATATAAAGATGCAGTTGTAGATGATATTTTATATTTAATACATCTAATTGAGAATACAGAAATGTTTACTAAAGCAGGTGATGATGCTAAACTTGACATACTAGATTATTTAGATAGCTATTTATAAGATGTTGTAATAATTATAATGGAAGGAGATATATAAATGAATAAATATTGGCAACATTTTAAAACAATTACTAAACACAGACATAAGGTAATGAAACTATGTTTTAAAATAGGATTATATAAACAAGGATTGTTACACGATTTAAGTAAGTATTCTTCTATTGAATTTTTTACAAGTGCAAAATATTATCAAGGAACAAGTAGCCCAATAGATGCAGAAAAGAAAGATAAAGGTTATTCTTTTGCTTGGCTACACCATAGAGGACATAATCCACATCATTGGGAATATTGGGTTGATAACTTTGAACCTAAACCTATTCAAACTACAGGAGAATTTATACCTAGTATTCCTAGTAAATATTCAAAAAGACAAACAATACATTACACTAAATATATTAGTATTCCAGAACCTATTGAGATACCATATAATTATTTAATTGAAATGATATGTAATATGATTGCTGCTGGACAAACATATTTAGGAGATAAATGGAATAAAGAATCTCCATTAGAATTTTATAATAAAAATAAAGAAAGAATGCTTTTACATGATGAAACCAGAAAACAATTAGAATTTTTACTTGAAGATATGGCTAAATTTGGATTACATTCATTTATAACAAGAGCAAAGATTAGGAGGAAATATTAGATATGGATGAAGAGATAAAGAGAGATATTGAAACATTTAATGATTGTTATAACAGACTTATAAAAATAGGAGATGAAAATTTAAGCCCTTTTGTCAATAATCTGCAGCAAGGAAATTTGCATATAATAGAAGTATTATTTAATAAATATCTAAATAGATGTAAATCATTAAATGAAAGTTTGAGTAAGGAATATGAATTAGGTGCTGCTCAAGCAAGATATGAAAATAATGAGTATTGGAAGGACATATTGAAAGAAGAAAGAGCACAATGTATAAAAAATGCAGGTAGTTATGATATTACTTCTGCAACTACTGAACAACATAAATATATTGGTGGCTTCGAAGCAATAAACAGAATTTTAAAAGATATGTAACAAAGGAGGAATATAACATGAATAGTACATCTATAACTTTAGAGGAGCATAGAAGTAGAACTATTGGTGAAATATTGGGTAAATTAAAACAAAATGATAGGGTATGTTGTGTTAGATATACTGGTTATGGAAAGACATATTATTTAATAAAAAGATTAATTGAAATATTACCAGATAAGAAATTTATAGTATTTGTACCAGCGAAAAGTTTAATTAAAGGATATAAAAAGATATTTCAAGACTATGACGTAATTATTAAAACATATCAATCATTATTGTTTATGAAAGATAGTGAAATAGAAGATAACTTTTCTAACATTGATTATATTATTTGTGATGAAGTACATAGGCTAGGAAGAAATAAGTGGAGACAATCTATTATAAATGCTTTTGATATTATTAATAATGGAAAAACAAAAATAATAGGGTTTACTGCAACACCAGAAAGAGGAGATATGATAAATGTTGTAGAAGACTTTTTTGATGGCATTGAAACATCAAGATTTGATTTATTAGACGGTATTCAGGCAGGATATACTCCTAAAATAGATTATGTTGTTGCATATTGTGATTTATCAGGATTAGATAAAGAAATATATGATGAAAGAATGGAAGATGTAGATAGATATGAGATAGATAAACTTTTAAATGTTTCCAATATCCTTAGAGAGAATATATCAAAAAATAAACTTAAAGAAAATCTAAAAGTAGTTCTTTATATATCAAGACTAAAAGATATTGATACTGCAAAAGAAAGTTGTTATAAATGGTTTACAGAAGCATTCCCAAATAAGAATATAAAGATATTTAGTTTAAGTTCAGATTATACAGATAAGGAGAATAATAATTATCTAAATGAATATTCTGATGATGAAGATAATAATTCTATTGATATTATGATTTCTTGTAATAAACTAAATGAAGGATTACATTTACCAAAATGTAGTATTGCTATTCTTTTAAGAAGAACAACCTCACCTATTGTGTATTTTCAACAGATAGGAAGAGCTATAAATGGTAATAAACCTGTTATATTTGATTTAGTTGATAATAGTTCACATATACGACAAATAGAGAATGATTTTGAGTGTGGAAGTCAAAATAATTTAGATTTAAGTATCAAGTCTAATAAAGATAAAAAGATATTTAGTGAGTGTATAAATCTTATATCCAAAACAAAAGAAATAGAAGATGTTTTAAATAAATTTAAACATTGGAAAGAGGTACCTGATGATATTAGAGCAGAGATAGCAAAAGACAATAATTTATCAATAGCAGAAATTGCGAATAAATATAAAATAAATAGAGGTACTGTTGTTAAAATACTCAAGGAAAATAACTGCTATAATGGAAAACCATTAAACATTATATCTAATGATGATTTAATCAAAATAATAAATAAAAATAAAAAGTTTATAGAGAAAAATATCCAAAATGGTATAACATTGGAAGAATTATGTTCACGACTTAATCTTAAAAGATGGCACTTACTTAGAGGATTAGATTTGTGCAATATAGGGTGTGAAAATTTTAAGAAATTTACATTTAATGATGATGTTTGTGGTAAAGTAATAGATTTATATAATCAAAATAAATCTTGTACTGACATATCAAATGAATTAGAGATTACTGTACCACTTGTTAGAAGAATATTATATAATATGGGTGAAATAGAAAACTATCTACTATCTGACGATGATAAAAAATTTATTAAAAACAACTTTGGAAGTATGACGATAAAACAATTAAGTATTGCACTTGATTTCGGATATGATACTGTCAGAGATTACTTACGCAGTATAAAAGCAAATACAAATCCAAGAAAGGCAACACAGGAAGACATAAAATATATATGTAAGTTATATACTAAAGAAAATAAATCAATACAAGATATTCATAAAATTACCAATAAAAGTTCGTCATATATTAGTAGAATATTACACAGTAATCATATTAATGTATTAAAAAGAAGGAAAAAATCTATTAATGATGATGAGGTATGCTTATTATATAAAAAACTCAAATCATACACTAAGGTTGCACAAAAATTACATTGCAACAGGGAATTAGTTAAATTAATATTAAATAACAATAATATAGAGATGAAAAAATCACACTCTAAACTAGACCTAGACGAAGATTCTATATGTAGTGATTATTTAAGAATTAAAAGTGCTGAAAAGGTTGGTGATTTATATAATATTTCAGGAACAACAGTAAGAAGAGTATTAGACAGAAATAATGTAAAAGCATACACTAAATAATAATTATAGTTAGGGAGGTTTATATATGAAATTTTGTTTTGGGGATATGGTTGTAGTAGAAGGAAATTTAATAGGTGTTATAGTTAAATCTTGGATTAGGAATAATAAAGAAATAGTATATGAAGTATATGTTCGTTCTTATAATGAAATAAAAGAATATAAAGAAGATGATATACAAAGATATATGGTAAGACATAAAGAATTAAGTGAAGAAGAATTAGAATATCAAGAAGAAACATATAATCCATTCATTACAGAAAAAGATATAAAAGAATTTTTTGGAAATCTAAACTTATAAAAATTTCAAAAACCCTTGACATATTTTAAAACTTATAGTATAATTATAACATAGTAAGTAAATAATAAATATGAAAGAGAGGATTTTATTATGAAAGATTTATTTGATTTAAAAATAGAATTAAAAGGTGAATTTGGGACAACTTTAAAACTTACATGCGAAGATACTAGAACAGGAAATTCAATTATGTTTGCACATGAATATAAAAATAAAGGATTTTCAATGCCTATAAACAGATTTATACCAAAAACAATAATTTATGATACAATGTCATATTATATAGTAGACTATACTAAAGTATGTAGATTAGGCACACGAGATGTAATAGATGGAGAAGAATTAAAAAGAATAAAAGATTTTATAGAAGATATAGAAAATACTTTATCCCAATCTAAATTTATAGGATTATTAGGTTTACATGAACCTAAAAGAATGTAGGAGGTATTAATTATGAATAATGTTTTTGAAAAACTAATTGAAGATGATGTAAAGTTCTATTCTGATAATTTAATACATTGGTTAGTAACAATAAATTGCATTAGAAAATCTACAAATATTGCATCTAAATTAGAAAAAGGATTACAGTATTCTCCTGTTGGTGATATTTATATAGATGCTGGTTCTAATGAGAATATTGAAATACAAACAGAAATATGGTCAACTTCTGAAAGTAAAGAATTTTTAGATACTGCACTTAATATGATTAAAAATGATTTAAAATTAAGTTTACCTAGAGCTTTCAAAGATGAGTATATTATAAAAGTAAATAAAGATGATATTGAAAAAGAATATGTAGATATAGATGATTTAGGAGATATGACTATAAAAGAATATAATAATCTATACAGATGTTTAAAACATGAAACAGATTATTTTAATAGTAAGCGAGGTGTAAGTAGCGATGAATGTTAAACCTAGTAAAATATCAAATAAAAATTTAATTAAATCTGCATTATTGCAAATTGAAGAAGAAACTGATTTTCATATTATAGATGTGGAATTTGGTGATACATATTTTTTCTTTAAAGGACCTAAAGACAGCATTTGTCATTTCCATATTAAAGAGATACCTGGATTTAAGTTTGCATTCTGGAATACTAAAAGATTTGATAGCTTGAAAGAGGCATTAGAAAGTAATAATACATTATGGTCAGATTCTTATAGAATATCTTCAGAATCTGAACTTGTATTCTTTACTCAATATGAAAGAAATATAGATAAGTTTAAACCTTCTTATTCTAGTTTTTTACAAGGTGCATATAGACAGGCATGGTATGAAATAAATTCTAATAATAAAAGAATTAAAAAAGAAGAATGGTATTTAGATGATATACCAGATATATTAAAATTCATACACAAGCATCCTATAAAATCATATATCTATTCTGGTTATGGTAAAGATAAGATATATTATGAAGTATCTAATTTTAGAGCATTAAGAATATATATCAAAGATTTAAAATATCATATCCAATCTAGTTTAAAACAATGGTTTGAATTGAAATATCATATATCAATAGCAAAGAAACTTGTTAAAAAGTTGAAAACAATGGATTATATAGTAATAGAACGTGATGGTTGGAGTCCAAAAATAGAAGTTAGACTTGCAGTACAAAAAGGAGCTAGTTCAGAAGATTTTGAAAAAGATGTTAATATCATTGACAAGTTTGATGATAAATATTTTAATAAAATATCTATTGAAACTTGGTTTGAATGTTTAATCTCTGACCCAACTACTTCTAAAGAAGAAAACAAAAAGAATAATGATTTAATTAAAAGATTTTATCAATATATAAATAAAATACAGAAAATTATAAATGGTAAATCTAAAGAAACATTAGATGATTATTCAATAAAAAGAATTGTTGAATTAAATATAAAGGAGGATAAATAGATGCAAAAACAACAACCTAAATCTGATTGTTTTGCTTTTGAACAAAAAGCTAAGTCAGTAGATTGTGCTTGTCTTAAACAATTATATTGTACTAAAGAAAAGTGTAATTTCTACATGACAAATGAACAATACATAGAAAAGAATGGTGAAACATATCAGCAAACAATATTCAATCTTAATAATTATTTAAAGGGAACTAAATCCTTTGAAGGAGAAAGTGATTAAAAATGAGCTATCAATTTGGTGCAACTATTAATAGAGATGTATATATAAATGATAAAGTATCTGGTAAATTCAAAGTATTTAAAGGAGAACATGTATTATTATTTAATAATGAATATAAAACTAAACATCACACATCACAACTTGTTAGATATAGAAATAATAAACATATACATATTAAAACAGAATATTTAGATTTTGATATACCAAGAAAATTATATATACTTAGCAATAGCAATGATGGAACTAAAGATATAAATGGTGAATATATGCTAATAGATGATTATGGTGTTATATTATATCAACAACATTGTTCTGCTAAAAAGTTTGCTAAGAAAGATTTAATTATAGGAAGCTCTGAAAGATTGAAAAGTTGTTCCAAAAGGTATGGTGGAAACTATAAAATACTATTTTTAGGAGAAGATGAGATGACTGCTGAGAAAATATTACAAATATATAGAGATTATCATTCAAAAGAATAAAGAAAAGAGGATATTAAATATGAACATTTTAGTCATAGTTCTAATTTGTGTTTCTATATTCTTATTAATACTTTATGTCAAAAGTGATATAAAGTATGATAAACTTTCAAAAGAATTTAGTACATATAAAAGAAATAGATATAGAGATAGTAACAAAATAGTTATGTTAGAATACTATTTAAGAAATTATAAAGAAAGTGATGGTAATATCTATACATTAGTTAGAAATCTTCATGACCTTATATATAATAATGATTAAAAAATAAACACATACATTTAAGTATGTGTTTTTGTAATTTATTATCTATAAATTTCTTCAATTATAAGTTCATCTACATTTAATATCTTTTTAAGGTTTTCTATATTTAAAAATTCTTCAATATTATCATTATTTATTATTTTAGTAATTCCTTCCATATTAACAACTGCAACTTCTTTATGCTGTTCATTATAAAATGTGTACTTAAATAAACCATCTCTTTTAATTTCTTTTTCCATAGTAATACCTCTCTTTTTAAATATATTCTACCCCTCATTAATATTTTACAACTTCTTATAATCCCCTTCTGTTAATTGCCTTAATAATATTTGTAATCCTTCATAAGCACCAATATATCCCCATAACTCTCCTATTGGATACATATAATCATCTGTTTCTTTATTTTTAGTAATACTTATAAGATTTGTTAAATCAACACATCTTTCTTTAATATGATTTAAAGCATCATCTAATTCTAATTTATTACTTTCTACATATCTTTTTTGTACTTTATATTCTTTTATTGCAAAATCTCTAGCTCTTTGTAAATGTTCCTCTAAAACTACTCTATATCCAGGTCTGTGATTTATATCATAATCTTTTAATAAATCTAACTTTTCAGATGTTATTCTTCTACAAATTGCTAAATTAGCTTCATCTAAATCTAACATATTATCACCCCATTCTTACTAATTTATGAGAGAATTTATTTCTTCTAGTATTCCATCTATCTTATTTATAATATCATCCGTATTTATATATTCTTCTGTATTATCTGTATTATATTCTTTTAATGCTCTTCCATCTTTAAATACAATTTCATTATCTTTAACTACAATTATATTAGTATATCCTTTATATAAATTTCTTCTTAAATTGGCTAGTTCATATAATGCTGTTACTAATTTATGCCTATTTACAATTATGTTTATATCATCTCTATCTTCAAACTCATCAAATTCAAATATTGTTTTTGCCACTATTATCACCCCTATTTCATTATTTTAATTTCTGCATACCATTCTTTTGGGAAATCTTCATCATAAGGTATTGTATCAAATATTTCAGGCATATCTTCTTTGAATTTAAGTAATAATGGAATTAGTAACTGTCTTATTTCTGGATGTACTTTATTACTACATCTTAATTCTAATACATGTTTCCACTCTCTAATATTGCATGTCATACAAACTTCAGCAGCTACACTATGTGGAAGCATTGTTCTACATTGGTCTGGTGTTGCTTTGTTATTTGCCATTACCATATAAAAAGTTTCTATATTTTTCATACATTCTAACCAACAAGCATAATTATTTGGGTCTGTGATATATACTGGATTTATAAATTTAATATTATTATCAAATTTATCTTTAGAATAATTACAATATCTTGTACTCTCTATTGAGAAAGATGCACCTGCTCTATGCCTAGTTAAATCTTTATATGTATTTATAGAACATAGCATTCTAACTGTTATTTTCTCATGTTCTAATACACTTTCATGTCCTCTATTAATACAATTTTTTAATAAATTTTGATAACTTGTATCTGTTATTTTATCTTCACTTCTGTAACAAGTTCTACAAGCTCTTTCTATATTTTTCATAATTTGAATGCCATCATATTTCTCAACTTCTATAACAGGGTCTAATAATTTCATAAAATACCTCCAACTACCATAGTTTCCATATTATCCATATAATACAGATTACTACTAATAACTTTTCTATTATTTGTTTAACTATAAAACTTGTTTTATAACCACCTAATACTTCTAATATTGAAACTACATTCTTATTTGTAAGTTCTGTAATTTTCCATCTAATTAAGTCTAATAAAGATAAACAACCAAATACTAGGATTAAAAGTTCATAAAATTCCATCTTTCTACCTCCATAATATAGATATAAATAATGCCCAAAATCCAGATGTTGCCATTATAGAATAAAATAATAATTTAGGTAATTCTGTATGACTACCATCTTTCACCTTTTTATAATAATGTATTGTTTCTGTTATACCTAATATTAATAACCCTAATGCACATATTTTGATTTTCCAGTCCATTTTTCCTACCTCCTATAAACTTATATTACTTTTATTTTAAATTGCCTAGAAATTTATTCTGGTTACAAAGCGACCTATTTTATTTCAACTATTCTATTAGTTTTAATTGTAGATTTTACATCTATTACTCTTTGATTTTCAGAACCTCTCCATTGTAACTTTGGATTTCTACATTCTTCTTTAAATTGTCCGTCTACTAAAACATCTATGTACTGTAATACTTTACTATTCCTTATATTTTCAAATTGAAAACCAGTCCATACCCATATATTTTTATCAATAAATTTCTTTTTAAATGCTTCTGCTAATTGTGTAGTTCCTTCTATATTTCTTGGATGTAATGGTTCTCCTCCTAATATAGATAGCCCTGCAATTTCTGGTTTGTCACATAATTCTATTACTTTTTGTATAGTTTCTCCACAAAATTCTAAACCATTATCAAAATCCCAAGTTTCAGGATTAAAACAATTTTTACAATGAAATGCACAACCTTGCATGAAGATAGATACCCTAACTCCAGGTCCATTTGATATATCCATTTTTCTAATTTTATTGTAATTCAATTAAAATACCCCCTAATCAATAATAATATGTTCTATATAAAGAATTACAGGAGCATTATTCCCTAAATAAGGTAATGCTCTTATAATATTATACTCAATGTATTCTTGTGCTTCTATTGTTGTCATTCCATCTCTGTCTTTTAAATTATTTATCATTTTATCAAAACTATAAATAACTTTATTATCTTGAGATAATCCAAGTATTGTACTTTCATCAAAACCATCTATTATAGGGATTTGTAAATCTCTAAGCTCTGCATATTTTTGAATATCTGATATCTTCATATTATTCTCCTTTAACATTTAGATTTTTTACTAGATTTTTAAAGTTTTCTATATTTACTGGAAGATTTGAAGCAATACCTAATAAATAAGCAACTATTATTTCTGCAAGTATTGTAAATTGTTCTTCTTTCCAACCTTTAGTAGTCATTGCAGCTGTTCCAATTCTAACTCCACTTGATTTTAAAGGTGGTAATGGGTCTTTCCATATTTGATTTTTATTTACAGTTATATTTATTTTATCTAATGCTTCCTCAACCTGTTGTCCTGTAAGTCCTATTGAATGGAAAGTATCTAATATGAACATGTGATTGTCTGTTCCATTTGATATTACCTTCCAACCTAAATCTATAAATTTAGTTGCAAATGCTTTAGAATTTTCAATTACTTGGTTAATATAATCTCTAAATTCAGATTGCATTGCTTCTTCAAAACAAATACCTTTTGCAGCAATTATATGCTCTAATGGTCCACCTTGTATGCCAGGAAATACAGTTCTGTTTATCTTTTTTATCATTTCTTCATTATTTGTTAGAATAAGTCCACCTCTTGGTCCTCTTAATGTTTTGTGTGTAGTGCTTGTTACAACATCAGCCCATGGGAATGGAGATGGGTGTAACCCAGCAGCAATTAAACCAGCTACATGAGCCATATCTACCATATATAGTGGTTTTTCTGCACCAGTACTATTTACATAGTCTTCTATAATTCTTCCAATTCTTTCATAGTCAATTATTCTTGAATATGAGCTTGCTCCCACAAGTACCATATCTGCACCATACTTAAATAATTTATTTTCTAAATCTTCATAATCAAGTATTCCATCATCTGTTAAACCATAAGAAATTATATTATAATCTTGTCCTGAGAAACTCATTTTATGTCCATGGCTTAGATGCCCTCCAGCACCCAAGTTCATAGACAATACATTGTCATTTGGTTTAAGAAATGCTCTATATATTGCTTGATTAGCACTACTACCACAATGTGGTTGAACATTTGCATATTTACAATTAAATAGTTTGCAAGCATCCTCTATTGCTTTTGTTTCTATCATATCTATATATTGACAACCACCATAATACCTTTTTCTAGAATAACCTTCAGCATATTTATTAGTTAATATACTTCCACATGCTTCTCTTATTCTACTACTACAAAAATTTTCACTTGCAATAAGTTCTATATTGTCATTTTGTCTTTGTTGTTCTAATTGAATTAAATCTTCATAACTACTCATACTATTTACTCCTTATTCACTAAATTTTATAAAATTTGTTATAGATTCTCTATGATATATGTTATATCTCTTTTTAAGATAATCTATAAATTCACTTTCAGTTATAACATTAAATATATAGAGTTCCCTATAATCTTTACTGTGGTTCTTTTCTATTGTCTGCATTAGTTCCCATACATCTATTTCTCCATTACTTGGAATATATTGACTTATATCTATTGTATCTAAAAACTCAAATTCTTCATTTTGTAATTTAATTACTTCTTTCCAATTCATAAAATATTCTCCTTTAAAATTATAAATCTTTATTATCTAAATGTAATACTCTTTCTTTAATTTCTTGTGTTCTACCTCTATTCCAGAAATTACTTCCTATATAACCACAAGTACGTCTAGCAACATTCATTTTATTATGGTCTCTGTTTCCACAGTTAGGGCAGTACCATTCTAAATTTTCATCAACTAGAATTTCTCCATCAAAACCACATTTTTGACAATAATCAGATTTAGTATTAAGTTCTGCATACATAATATTTCCATATATGAATTTTATAACTTGAATTACTGCATCTAAGTTATTTTGTAAATTAGGTGTTTCAATATAGGAAATTGCACCTCCAGGAGATAGTTTTTGAAAATCACTCTCTAATTTTAATTTTGTAAATGCATCAATTTCTTCAAATACTGGTACATGATAAGAGTTTGTAATATAATCCCTGTCTGTTATTCCTTCTACAACACCAAATCTTTCTTTTAATTTTTTAGCAAATTTATATGTTGTGCTTTCAATAGGAGTACCATATACTGAATAATCAATATCTTCTGCTGCTTTCCATTTTGCACAAGCATCATTCAAATGTTGCATTACTGCTAAACCAAATTCTTTACCTTCTCCTGTATGAGAATATCCAGTCATATATTTAACACACTCATACAAACCAGCATAACCTAATGAAATTGTTGAGTATCCGTGATGTAATAATTCATGAATACTTTCACCTTTTTTCAATCTTGCTAATGCACCATTTTGCCACATGATAGGAGCAACATCTGATATTGCTGTACTTAATCTTTCATGTCTACATTGTAAAGCTTTGTGACATAATTCTAATCTCTCATCAAATATTTCCCAGAATTTATCCATATCTTTTTTAGAAGATAAAGCAATATCAGGTAAGTTTATTGTTACAACACCTTGATTAAATCTTCCATAATATTTAGATTTATTTTTATCATAGTTTAATGCTTTACCATAATTTTCTGTTTGTCTATCTGGTGTTAAGAAACTTCTACAACCCATACAAGGATAGCAGTTTCCATTACCTGATTTATCTTTCTTTAATTCTTTCATAACTTTTTCAGAAATATAATCAGGAACCATTCTTTTAGCAGTACATTTTGCTGCTAATTCTGTTAGATACCAATATTTACTATCTTCATAAATATTATCTTCTTCTAACACGTATAAAAGTTTTGGAAATGCTGGTGTTATATATACACCTTGTTCATTTTTAAATCCTAAAATTCTTTGATTTAAAAATTCTTCTATTATCATTGCTAACTCATCTTTGTATTCATCTGTCTCCCCTAGATACATACATACAGATAGAAATGGTGCTTGACCGTTAGTGTTTGTCATAGAATTTACTTGATAATTAAATGTTTGAACTCCAGCCTCAACTTCTTTTTTAGTATCTAATTTAGCAAATTCTTTTGCTTTCTCTTCGTCTAAACCTCTATTAATATATTCTTCTAAATATTTATTATAACTATCTCTTACAAATGGTGCTAGATGTGTTAAAGATACTGTACAACCACCATATTGAGATGAACTAACACCTAAAATTATTTGTGTTGCAATAGTAGATGCTGTTATAAATTTATGTGGTTTCTCTATCATAACACCATTTATAATAGTTCCATTTTGTAACATATCATCTAAATTGATTAAACAACAATTATGTATTTTTTGTGCAAAATAATCAGCATCATGGAAATGTAATATACCTTTGTCATGTGCTTCAACTATTTCTTTTGGTAATAAAAATCTTCTTGTTATATCTGTGCTTGTAGTACCTGCGATATAATCTCTTTGAGTAGTTACAACAATAGCATTTTTATTAGAATTTTCTGTATTCCAATATTCACTATCACCCTCAATTAATTCTTTAATTGTTTGGTCTGTTGTATTTTGTTTTCTAACTAACTCCCTTTGATACCTATAAACAATATATTTTTTTGATAATAAATTCTTACCAAAGTCCATTAATTTATTTTCAATAATATCTTGAATTTCCTCAACACTTATTTGTTCTTTGTTTAAATCTTTAATGTGTTTGATTATTTCTAATATTTCCTCATCTGTTGCTCTTTCTTTTACAACTACTTCAGCATTAGCTTTGTTAATTGCAACTTTGATTTTATCTTCGTCAAAATGTGTAATCTTACCATCTCTCTTGATTACTTCCATTATTATCTTCTCCTCTCAAAAAATGTATTACATTAATATTTTAATAGAAATTCAGTATCAATCTTGCTTCGAATTGATAACAATTTTATATATTTGTCAAGTATTTCTATTTAAAATATTGAAAGATGTTTACACTATTATAAACATCTTTCAGACTATTAATATTGCATATTTTAGTAATAAGTTGTATCTGTTGTATAATCTAAATTTACTTCTAATTCTTCAATAGTTCCTGTTATTAGATTAGTGTATAGTATATAAATATATACATATCTATCTTTTCTAATGATTTGTATATCATCTTTATTTATAGTACATCTTTTTTCCCATATAGATGCAGCTTCCATAATGTCTTCTTTACATAAATCTGCAAGAATAACACCATTATATTGATATATTCTATTTATTAGATTACAACCATACCCAGGTTCACCCATTAATTCTCCTGGTCTTGTTCTTAAAAGAATACCTAAACATTCATTAACACTTTTTTCATCTGTCGATAATCTTGTTTTTCCATTTATTCTATCTATCATTGTTGGAAATGCAAAAGTTGTAAATTTCATAATTATATACCTCCTATTCATTTAATTGTTGGTTAGGGTAGAATTTAGTAACTGCATTTCCCATACCCAAAAACAGTAACGGATTTATTGGTGTCCCATCCATTTGAATTTCGTAGTGTAAGTGGTCTCCTGTTGAATTTCCTGTACTATCTCCTGCTCCTACTGGTTGCCCAGCTTTTATCTCATAAGTTCCTGGAGTAAAGTACGGTTTAGATAATGCTCTATCCATGTGTCCATAAATTATAGTCCAATTATGTCCTGCTTCATTAAATTTTATCTTTACATGATAACCATAACCACTGTTAGAATCTGTAACTGTCATTGTACCATTATGAGATGCATAATATAATTCTCCCCTACTGATATTGAAATCAACACCAGCGTGTGGTTTAAGACTTCCATTTTGATACATTGTTTTATAGCTACCAAAATAAGTATTGATTTTATGTGCTTTGTATTGGTGATGTAATGTACCACTAAAGAAATCAGATTGATAAGCTGCAACAACTTCATCTTTCAAAGGAGATACAATAGTAATACCTCTGTAAGAAGTTGCAACTAAATCACCTATCATAGTTAATCCAGCATCTACTAACTTACCTTGTTTATATAATTCTCTAATATAAACTGGAGCATTACTTCTTCTAGGCTTATATTGATTATGGAAACTTGTAGGTAAGTATGTGTCAAAGAACCATACTTGAAATTTCTCAAAATCTTGCATCATACTTGAAGGAGAGTTTGAATATGATGATATTACTTTATTTAGATTTTCTTGATTTACATTTAGGCTAGAAGGATTTTTAGCTGCATTTTTCAATTCTGAACCAATAGAACCATATTGATGTACAATATCTCCTACCATAATAATTATTGCTGGATTTGTAATTCCTGAATCCATTAAACCTTGAACAACATTAGTTAAATCTGCTCTTAATTTGGTAAGTTGCACTTTTTTACCTACACTTGAAACCAACATTGATTTTATACTAGAAATTGTACTTTGATTTGATGTTCTTCCTATTATATTTAAGTCAAACTTACTAGAATAATTACCCCCATTACAATCACTATCTAATGCTTTGTATAAATCACTACTTTTATCTCCCCAATTATTTCTCCAATTTCCATCTTCTCTTGCAATATCTAATAATAGATTATATGCTCTTGTAGCATCCCATTGTCCTATTCCAACAGTCCAATATTTAGATGTATTCGTATTATAATTTCCATAAGCATAATCAGATATATTATTATCCCAAGCATCTGATAATGTTGGCATTGTTCCTTGGCTCATTTCATTGTGAATAACTAATGGTGCTAATAATTCTGCAATTCCTGATGCATCTAAACTGTCTCCACCACCAATACCACCTGAAGGAAAACAAGATGCGTCTCTTCCAATAATTAAATAATCCCCATTTGTGTTATTTAATGCAGAAACATATACAAGGTCACCTTCATTTAGATTTTCAACAGTATTGTAAGCCCATGGGAACTTCCTATACCCTTTTGCATTTTTCTTATCTGATTCATTTATATATGTTTTATACATATTTTCAAGTTCCATTTGAATACTTGGTATATATACCTGTGCTCTTTTAGAATCTCCAGAAGGGTCATCACTACTATTTTTATTGACTACATAAGCAGACATAACTTTCATATAGTAAGTTATTTTATTTGAAATATCCATGTAATGACCTCCTAATTTCTTTTATTTCTATCTTTTAATCTAAATACTTCTATTGTAGTTGTAAATAAACCATTACTGTTTATGGTATCTTTTGCACCTAATGTATAATATTTTCCTTGAGTTCTACTAACAGATTCTAATATGACTGGTTTTATATCTAATAATACACCAATAGGAATATCGCAAGGCATACCTACTAATGTAAGTTTTGCTTTATAGAATTCTTCTGTTGTATTTGATAATTCTTTTATCTTACTATCTAATACTGCATTTGCAGCTAATACACCTAATGCAACACTACCTGAAACAATAAGACTGATTACAGATTTTGCAGCTCCTGTAATATCTGATGATTCCCCTTTTACTATACCATTTATCTTATTCTTAGCATCTTCTACTGCATTTTTTACATTGTTTCCTGTATCTTTGAGTGTACTATTAACTGCATCTTGTATTTTTTGTAATGCTAATTTTTTATGCTCATTTTCTGCTCTTGTTAGTAGGTAATTTCTAACACTTACATCAGGTTGCCAGTTTATTACAATACTATTTTTTTGATTATACCATGTAAAGTTAAAATTTATTGGATATGCTTCTTTTCTAGTATTTTCGTCATCTTTAGAAGATATAAAGGCAATATGTATTGTAGGTACACCAGAGCCTCCTGAATCAGTTATATATAAAGTGTAGTAAGGTCTAAATTCATCATCTTCTAAATCATAATCAGGATTTTTAGTATCTCCATTAAATCTGGAATCATTTATATTCACAGTTTTATTTAGCACTTCTTTACAATAATCTATAGCCGTCATCTCATTCATTTGTGGCATATATACATTACTAGAACTATTCATTAAATCAGCAGGTATATCTATATTCATTGCAGGTGAAATTCCTTTTTTAACATCATCATGTTGGTTATCTATATTCCCAGAATAATCTTGTGGAAGTTGACTTATAGTTGCTTTATTTCCATGATAGTACCATAGTATCCATAATACTAAATCCAAACCTTTCCATCTTCCTTCTTCTGTTTCACTATTACCAATTTCATCAAAAGAATATGTAATACTTGCACCTGATATTATACTATTTCCAGATATAGTATAATATGTTTTTCCATTTGTATAATCAATAGAAGGTATAATATCCAAAATTAATCCTTCATATAAAGGGCTAACTATTTGTGTATTTCCTGTAACATTATATCCATATTGAAATTTACAATAAAACATATCCATTGCTTCTTTATATTCAGTAGTATTCATTGCTTTATATATTAACTCATCCAACTTCTCAACATTTCCCTTAGTATCTTGTCCATAATGAAATAAGTCATAAGCTACTTTAAATGTAAATTTATTTGCAACACCAGCACCACATTTTTCATAGTCTAATCCTATAAATAAATTTTTATCTCTATTTGTACTACTTGTATCGAATATTATTTGATGTTTGCTAGATTTACCTATGACTAATTTTATCCATACAGAATATATATTATTATCATTTATCATATCTGTAACAGAAGTAAGCATGTTTTCAAATCTTTTAGACATAGTATTCATGTCCATTACAGCAGTAGTATTTGCATTAAAATTTCTAGCCATATAAGATTCCTCCTTTTTCATATAATGAAGTTAAGGATGGTATTCTTAATACTGTTCCATAAGGAACATCAAATGGGTCTATTATATAATTAGCTAATGCAATAACCCACCAATATTTAGCAGTTGTATAACATCTAAATGAAACTAAATCTAATCTATTTTCTGTTTCTATACCAACAATATAAGTTGATTCTTCATCTTCTTTATCAACTGTATATTGATTCATTGTTTCATGATATATCTTTGCAGTATCTTTATCTTGAATAGTTCTTACATTTTTATATCTACTTACATTTCTATATTCTCTTGGGTTTAGATATTCTAAATCTTCAAACTTTTCTCTAAATTGGGCTAAATAAGCAGGTGATATATTACTATTTCTAATTGTAAATTTTATATTTTTTGTTGACAATATCTTCTACCTCCTATCTATGTTTTTATAATATTTCCATTTTGAAAATCTTTAAGACTTCCTGTTCTTTTTGTACTTCTGTTATAATTTTTATGTTGTGAGTAGTTCATAACATTACTACTTCCACCCCTAGATGGGAATTCTGTACTATAAGTATTTTGTGTACTTGTATCTCCAGATATAAGGTCATTCGCAGATACAACAGAATCAGGATAACATTTCATTGATATATTTACTGTATTACAACCATAGAATGTATTTATAATAGGTTTTTTCCAAGTTGTTGAATAACTTTCTACAAATCCTTTTAAAATCATTTGTCCAAATATGAAATATGTTGTTGGTGGTATTGTACCACTATTTGTATATTGAGGGTAACATGACATTTGTAACATTTTATTCAAGTCTACATACCATGTTCTACCACCAAATACACCACTTCCATAATCTATTTGTTTTCCTGCTGCTTGATTTATTTTAACATCACGATATGATGTTCCTTGGTCAGCAGCAATTTCATGTAGATTTTGGTCAGTAAGTGAATAGCTTCCAGTCAATAAATCTCTATGTAAATCTAAACTAAAACTTACAGATTTTAAACTTGTTCCTGCATAAGCAGCTATTGATGATGACCTACCTATAATAGATTGTTCTTCCCAATTTGCATTTATACTCTCAGTTACCTCATTTGGGTATAGTGGCATTTCAATTAAGTATTCTGATTCTCCTCCGTAATCCAAATGTCTTTGGTTGACCATACTTTAGAAGCATATAACATTCCCATTGCTGAAATCCATTACGTCCTGTATCTTCATCTAAATTTATAAAATTAGATTGTGTTGCATTTACTACACCATTCATTCCTGCCATTACTTACTCACCTCACTTATATTTTCATAAGCATTAAATTCTTGTTCCATATAAAACTCTGTATCCATATCATACCAACCTAAAGAAAATGGTATTGTATATACAGTTAGACTATCAGATGCACCATCTATATTTGCTTTTAGTATATTATAACAACTTGTATCAATTCTTCCTGTGTGATTTATATCTGCATTTGTTCTTTGAACACCATCTAATGTTCTAGGATATGAATTTAATTTATCAAGGTCATCTTGAGTAACTTCTCCATCATTATTCATATCTGCTAATTCTAGTTCATCTGGTGTAAGAGTTTCTTCTCTCTTCAAATATTTTTCAACCTTATTTGCTAATGTTTTATCTCCTTTATATATTAATAATAATTGATAATCTGCTTCATTTATAACGCCATCTCTATTCACATCAGCCCACTGTAATTTTTCATAAGATAAACTAGTGTCAACACCATCTAAATAATCTCTTAATTCTTTCAATGTTATAGGTGTTTCTAATTCCAAATCATTTAGTCCATATAGATATTCTCTTAATATAATTAAATCTTTTTCAGTTAATTTACCATCTCTATCTATGTCTCCAAATGTATAAGTTATTTTACTTTTTTGATATTCTTTAACCATATCTCTCATTGTTTGAGTATAGTTACCAACATGTAAGAAATCTGTACCAAAATTAGTATATGGATAATATTCTTTTAACATCTCTTGCACAAATGATATACTTTCTGAATTAGAATAATTTGTAATTGCCATGCTTAGAAGATAATTAAAGAATTTATTGTGTATTATCCATTCTTTTCCTTGTGCAAATTCTAAAAATGGTATTCCTACCTCTCTATCATACCAACCATCTATAATTAAAAGATTACTAACATTATCTAAGTCTTTATAATCACTGGGTACATTGTAAGTATATTCGTATAATCCCAAACTAATACCTGGATAATTACCATTTAAAAAATCATAAATTGCAACTGCATCGCTAGTTGTTACTTTTCCATCTTTATCTACATCCATTGCCATTATTTGTCTAGGTGTTGCTTCCCAATCGTATTGAGCAACTTGTTGAGGGTTTCCTTCTGCTGTGTAATAGGCAGCAAGTTTATAATCCTCCATGTCAATTTTTCCATCAAAATTTATATCTCCAATCTCACCTGTAATAGATTTTTCAACAGTACCAGATAAATCTCCATGATTAGAAGGACATTGAATACATATCCAATTTGCATCATAAGTATCAGTTTCACTACCACTTGCTTGATATTGATAACTTTCTCCTGGGTTTAAATTTACTTCTACAACATTTTGTAACATTTCTTTAGTTACATCTTGTTTTAATCTCATTGCAGAACTTCCTATAACAAGTTTTGTGCTTTTAGTATTATTATGAGCAATAGTTATTTTTTGATTAGGTTTACATTTATATAATGCAATTTTAAATAATCCAGTGCTATTTTTATGAGGGATATTATCAACACCTGTTCCACCATCTCTAATTGCATAATCATATAGAAAAGAACCATCAAATTGATTTATAAATACTAACATATCTTTATTAGGAAAGTAATTTTTTCTACTACTTCTCTTAATAGAAAAGAACACCCTTCCATTTTCTAAATAATTTGTTAGCATTTCCATATCTTCTTTATCTACAATACCATCTCTATTTATATCAGCTTTCTTTCTAATCTCAGCAGGATACTTACTTTTTGTATCCATCTCTTCTGTATTTTCTTTCCAATATGAAATTGACCTTACCTTACCTTTATTTTGAGATACTATTACAATATCAGAATTATTTATACTATTATCTTTATTTATATCAAAAATTATATTAGTATTGTCTACTGTTTCTCCATTATGTGCATACAATAAATTTATATCATCTTGGTCTATAATTCCATCATTATTTACATCCCCACCAAATATTTCTATATCTTGTACATGAGATATAAATCCTGTTTTTACATATACATCATTCATTTCAGATGTAAGGTAACCATTTGCAGATACTACTATTTTATAAGCTCCTGGATTTAAGTCTTTAAATAAATATGAATTATCTGTTAATTCTAATTTAGAGGTAGATACTAATTGATTATATGAATTATACAAGTCTACTTCAGCATCCAGTAAATTCCAATTTTGAATATTATCATTTATTATCTTTCCTGATATTCTACCTTTTTGTACTTCATATCCGTTATTATGAAAAATAATATCATCTAATATCTGTAAATCTTTACTATCTACATTACCATCACCATTTATATCCATTAAGTCATTTACCCATTCGTGAGCATCGTGTAATTCCCATCCAACTGATTTACAATATTCTTTTATATCTTCTATATTTTCCATTATGTATTTAGATGCTTCTTCATTTATAGATTTAGAAGTCCAAGTTATAAAATCATCTTTTAATGTCATTATAAATAATGTTCTGAGTTGAGGAAATCTTTTTAACATTTCTCTTTGAACTTTTGACATAGGTTCAACATTAGGTAGATTTAGATATTGAATTAATAATTGTTGGTCATCTTTATCAAATTCACCAAGTACCATATTAGTCTGTGGCATTTCACTTGCTAAAAATCTTTTTAGATACCTAACATAAAAATTATCCATTCCAAAGTTTATATTCATTAAAAATTCCTCTCCTTCATATTATTATAGGGTATCTGCCCTCATTAATATTTTACCAAAAATAAAGAAGTCTAAATTTTAGACTTCTTTTAACTAAATTGATTATAAGGTGTAGTCATTGCTCTTGTATTTTGTTCTAATCTTCCAGGCATTATTGCTTGTGCCTGTACCTCATCATTTCCTGGCATTTTAGTATATATTGCATTTAGCTTTTCAACTAATACAGTGGTTTGGTCTTGTATTGCTTTTTCTAATCTTGTGCTTTCATTTTTAGTTTCTCTATATTCATCAACTAAACTTCTTAATTCATTTGCTGTTGAAGCAGTAAGTACAGCTTCTCCTTCATGAAGCATTGCAGGATAGTTATCAAAAGGAATACTATCTGTACCTACTCTAAATGCAGGAATATTGTCGTTTAGATATTCTTTCCAATCATTATATTTCACACCAGCTGCTTTAGCATCTTCTATTGCTTTATCTCTTGTAGAATCATTAGTTGCAAAGTTTATAGCTGTAATATATGGAATTAAATTAGGGTCTAATCCACCATATTTAGATATGTCTTTTCCTTTGCTCTTGGCGTAAGTAGCAAATCCAGTATTCATCATCAAATCTGTTGTATTATCCATTACTGCATTTGATATACCCCACCAAGAACCACCACCTTCAAGAACCCATTTCATATCATCATGTCCCCACTTATTCTCTCTGCTGTTCTTTTGGTATCTTTCCATAAATTTCTTTTCATCACCTGTCCAATTAGCAGCACCTTTATTATTTAATTGTTGTGCCATATTTGTTATAAGATTTTTAGCAACATCATTATTTTCACTTGTATCATTCTTTTTAAAATCATTTTCAAACCATTCTTTTATTGATTTTGCAGATTCATTAGCTTCATCAATTTTATCATTCTTAATTCTTTCTAATAATTCTTGTTCTTCATTTGAAAAATCTCTTGTTGATTGTATGTATTGTTCTGTCAATTTTTCCAATTCTTCTCTACTTGCTTTTTGTGCCTTTTGTAAATCTTCATCAGATAACATTCCTGTTTCAATAAGTTTTCTTCTTGCTTCTTCAACATCTTGGTTAGATTTTAAATTTTCCTTTATCTCTACTAAATGTTCTTCTTTTTGTATTGATTCTTCTTGTAATCTACTTGCAACCTCATTAAATTCACTTTCTACCTTTTTACCTGCTTTTTCAAAATTATGTGCAGAATCATAAAGTGACCTTCCTAATAATGCAGCACCACCAATAGCTAATGCCACCCATCCTACAGGATTTGAAGCACCCAAAGCTATTAAAGAACCAGCACCAACAGCACCACCAACTGCTCCTGTAGCACTCATAGCAGTACCAGCATTAACATCTCCCTCTTTAAAATCGTTTATCACATCAGAAGTACCTTTAATTGCCATAGCACCACCAGCTAATATACCTGCTCCTCCAGCAATAGCACCACCTGTACTAGACATAAATCCTAATTTCCCAGCTCCAAAAGCAGTAGTAGAACCTTTAGCAAATCCTTGCTGTAGTCCTGCATTTAGATAAGTACCTGCACCACTTAAACCTCCTAATGCTTTACCTCCAGCACCCCCTAATAATTTTCCACCAATACCACTAACTGCTTTTCCAGCAAAATATGTTAGCAATATACTTGCAATACCTTTGACAGCAGTAGTCAAAACATCAAACCAAACACCACTATCTACTTTCCACATTGCAATTTCAGAAGATAGATTTTCCATTAGTATTGATTGTCTTTGTTCTAATGTTTGGTTTTTATCATTAGCTAAATCATTTACTGCATCATCACCATATTTATCTAATTCTTCTGGTGTCAAATCTGTTGAATTTGCAAGTTCTCTTCCAGACAAACCTTTTTTGTTTGAATTATATAAATGTTGTCTATAATTATAATCAATTCCCCATGTACCTGCAATAGTATTAGACATAAACCCATTTGATGTAGAACCATAACCAGGAGCCATTCCCATTAGTTTCATATCTGTATCTAATGCTATACCAGCAATATTATTAGCATCATTTACATCAAATAAGTTATACCCACTATTCATTATATTGGTATATTTTAATATATCGGATGTAGAACCACCAGCTAATTCAGCAGCACCATATTTTTGATATTTAAAAGCTTGTAAAGCATATTCTGTTGCTGCTTCTTTACTCCAACCTTGTTCTTTTACAAGTTTATTAGTCATTGCAGCCACTTCTGTTGAGCCTTTTGCTAGATTTTCTATTGCTTCATCAGACATTGGTTTTACTAAATCTATCATAGAGTTTAAAATATCTTTTGTTGCTAAATTATTACCAGCTATTTCTAAATTTGCTTTATTTATTCCTCTAATTTGTTTTGAGAAATCTCCACCTAATCTTTCATTTAAAAGAATAAAGTTTTCAGATGATATATCAAGGTATGGAACTACTGTATTTGTTATAGCATTTTCAACTGCATTTGATAATAGATTTTCCTGACTTACACCAGCACTTGCTAAGCTATTCATTGTATCTTGAATATCACTGGTTCTTATATTATTTTGTAGGTCATAACCATTCCAATTCTTTAAGGAATTTCCCATACCACCTATTCCATTACGATATGTACTATATGACATACCTGTCATTATAGATATATTTTGATACTGTTTATTTGCATTTCTAGCTATTGTATCAAGACCATCTTTAAATAATCCACTAAATTTATCTACTGCCTTATTAAATGTATCTGCAGCAACTGTTATCAATTTAGCACTTGTACTAAGTTCACTATATTGTTTTATATTAGATACTTTTCCAAGACCTGGTATATTTATATTGTTTATAGATTGACTTATACTCTCACTACTTTTATTTTGCTTTCTTTCTTCTTGTTCTCTTAATCTTTTCTGTTTTTCTAAAGCTTTTACTTTTTCATTTTCAAATACCAATCGTTTCTTTTCTTCATCTGATATTCTTTTTCCACTTAACTCAGCATCTCTAATAGCATCTAATTGAGATTTTTTTGCTTCTAATATATCTTCTTCTATTCCCTGTACAGTACCTAAATTCTGTAATCTTCCTAATTCTTTATCATATATTTTATCTAAATCTACTATCTGTTCTTTATCTATTTTAGAAGTTTCTTTTTTTGTTTCTGTTATATTTTTATTTACTTTTTCTCTTTCTTTTTCTGTATTTAGTAAACCATCTTCTAATTCATTTAGTTTTGTTCTTACTTTTAAAAGTTTCTCTTCAACATCATCTAAATATTGAGATGTTTTTAAGCCTTGTTGCTCTAGTTTAGTTCTTAATTCAACTGTTTTATTTATTTTTTCTTGAACATTCTGATATCTATTTGCAGAATCAACTTGACTATTTTTAAGTTTATTTAATTCCTCTAACAATTTTAATTGTTCTCTAAGTTTATTTAATTCATTATCAAGCTCTTTACTCATTATAACAATCCCTCCATTTAGATTTTCCCTCATTAATATTTTACAGAATTTTAAAAATTTTGAAAAAATACTTGACATATTTTAAAACTTATAGTATAATAAATCTATAATGAGTAAATAATAATCCTAAAGGAGAGATTCAAATGTTAGAAATATTTTATAGAATAATAATGAAAACTAAAGCAGGAAGAAAGTTATATCTAAAATGTACTAATATATTTTCAAATGGTATAATAAAATGTGAATGGGACTTTAGTAGTGAAGATGTAATATGGTTTGAAACAGATACACAAGCAGAAAAATTCTGTGCTATGTATTTTAAGAATTTTAAAGATTATGAAATAGAAGAGTTTAAGTATTACATATAGAAAGGAAGTGAATAATAATGAGAGTTTACAGACCAACACTAACAGACCCAAAATACAGAGGGTTATCTCAAGATGAAAAACAAAGACAATGGGAAAGAGATAAGTTACTATATGATAATGTTATTGCAACAGAAAAATTAGCAAAAATAGAGGAAGAAAAATATAATAAACAATTAGAAAAAGAATATAATGATTCCAAAGAAGAGTATGATAATTCTATAAGTGATTGTATTCAATCAGAAAAAGATTATATATTAGGAACATTTCTTAAAAATGCATCTAATATAGAAATAACAAATTATTTTAACAGAAAAGAAAAAGAAGCTAAAATTAAACTTAATTTAGAACAAAAATCAGAACAGGAGAAGGTACAAGATATACAAATAGAATATGCATCTAAAGAAGCATTTAATATTGTACATGATACTTACGAATACTATCGAAATGCAATAGATATGAATAGGATTATAAAGAATATTGAATACTTACAATCTAAAAATGATTCAAATACTTATAATATTTTTATTACTTGGTTTTGTATAATGGTATTTGGTGGTGTATTGTTAGGTGTTTTATCAGCATATACTAATATAGAAGTATTTTTAAATATTTTTATATCTTTTCTAATAATATATCCTATATCAACTAAAATTATAAAAATGTTTAGAAATCATAAAATAAATAAATTAACAAAACACTCTAATTTTAGTTTTCCACAGTTATATAGTTATAGTAATTATATTAAGAAAAATGATTTTAACATATCAAAAGAAACATTGAATGGTTATAAAAAATATTGTACTGATGAGATAATGAGATTATATGGATATTGTAAAAATTCTAATATAAATAGTGTAAAATTAAATGTGATAAAAAATAATATAATTAAAATAAATAATATTAAAATAAAAGAATTAGATGAAATTGTAAATGAGATGGGACTATAATAAAGGGTATTTCTACCCTTTATTTTTCTTTGCTTCCTCAATTTGTTTCTTTCTAATCTCATTTTCTTCTTTTTTAAGTTTAATTAGTTTTCTAACAACATATTCAAATTCATATAAGTCCATATCATTACAGTCATTATAAGTAATACCACCTTCTGAAAGTTGACTAACTATTATTTGTTTATCACAAATAACTTCAAATTCTGATTTTCTATATTCAAATAATTCTTTATCAATCTCTTTAGATGATGGTTTATAATGAGGGTGAAAATAATTCTCCAGTTATTGGTAAACCATGATGTACATCTTTTTTACAATTAGGGCATTTACATAGAATATCATCATCTATTCCATATTGTCCATCTAATTTTTTTATACCATCTTTTATTGCTCTTAAATCAACAATATCAAGATTATCTATAAAATCTTCTAATTCTTCTGTAATCATACTTCCACCATTGACTTTATCTATATAAATTATATCACCTAATTCATATAATAATTCACCAACTTCTTCATCAGCATTCATTTTTAAATATTCAATTATATTTTCTCTAAGCATAATTGTATTATTTAAAGAAGGATATTTTAATTTAATTTTAATTTTAGAAATTGGAAGTATTATATCAAAATTTGGTAGATTTCCTTCTTCTGCATATTTAATCTTTAATTTAGATAAATCAACCTCATCTATAAATTCTGCTTCACAATGTGGGCAATAGCATCTAACTTTATATATATTATTTAACAAACTTATTCTTCTTAAACAAAATAGTAAGTAATTAACATCAAATAATGTTAGTTGACCTATATCTATTCCTTCCCCAATAGTACATGCTTGTAATAGGTTTTTTCTAATTTTATCTTCCCCATCATTTCTCAATCTAATTTTATCTTCTTTTACTGTCATTCTTCTTAAAGTTATAGATTTCATATTTTGATTTGTATAAAACAATCCTTTACTAGGTAATAAAAATGTTTCCTGACTTTTTATATTAGTTACATTTGGTACTACCTCTTCCTCAAACTCTTTAATCTCTTCTTTTTTATCTTGATTTTGTGTATTCATTAAATCTGCCATAAATTCCTACCTCCTATAAATTGAAAAATATTAATGAGGAATTTTATCTCCTCATTAATATTTTACTTTATTTTAATTATTCAATTATTTGTTATTTCTTGTATCTGTATTAACATTACCCAAAGTACCAAGATAATTCGTAGCAGTAGGTGAGTTAAATGGTGCTGATGATTTTTGATTTGTAACTTCATCATCAGATACTTTAAATTGACTATATGGAGCTGTTGTCCAAGGATAAGCCTTATCATATTGAATAGTTGTACTGAATTGTCTAAATTCAGGATTTTGTCTTGAATAGTTACCTTGATTATATTCATTTATCCAGCAACCTTGTAATCTCCAGTCAATTACTCTAGTTCCGTTCGGAGCCCACTTATATAGCAATCCATCATTACTGTAGTATTCTTTGAAACCTATCTTATCATTTTTAGGGTTATGACATTGAGTGTACCATGCTAACAATATTCTTTCTGTATCCATACCAATATAATCAGTAAATGATATTGCACTTGTACCAACAGTAGGTACACCTGCATATTTCATTTCCCCATTACCAGTTCTTAATGTCATTGGGTCAACTGTCATACTTGGTCCTGCAAAATCTCTTAAAGATAATGCAAGAGTTTCAGATGCATCAGCAGCAGTAGCAACTAAATTAGAATCCATATCATATAGGTCTCTTGCAAATTTAACTTTGAATATAAAGTCTGAACTTCTTCCAGGTTCAAAGTCTTTTTTGTGTAGTAACATATAAGATGTTCCTAAATATTTATCAGTAATATCTGCTGTAACAGAATTTCTATCATTCATATTTAGGTTTGTTGAAAATACTCTTCCCATTAGCTATTACCTCCTTCTGTTTGCATTTCTACACTACCATAACCAACATTAAGTAAGATTTCAATTTTCTTAACAGTAGGTGATAAGTAAACATCAAGTCTTATCTTTAATTTTCTAGGTTCAGCATCTGTACTTTCATTGTAAATAGCATAGTCAGTTACTGCACCTTCTGAAATCATTCTATCAAGATAATCAGATGTTCTTAATCCAAATGTTTCAAAAACTTCTGTTGAGTTATATTGGAATTGTAGTTCTGTAGCAAGATTATAAACAAATCTTCTAATATCTATTACTGTTAAATCAGCACTTGATTCAATAAATAGATTATTTTCTCCTGTTTCTACTTCAGGTTCCAATAATGTACTATTTCCACCAATAGCATAAGTACTTCCATTTATTTTCATAATTGGATTTATATTTACACTATCATCTGATTGCCATTTTTCAGCGATGTCTGTTCCTATCTCAAATTCTGTTCTAACTACATTTTTTATAACACCTGTGCTCAAGCCAGCAACTGGGTTATATGATTTCTTACCTTCTGCTAATCTATTACCCATAGCTGTTAAATAAGCATAAGATGGTGGCATCCAATAACTATCTGCACCAATTCTTATATAAACCCATGGTCCAAATATACGTCCACTTGCTATTATACCATTATCTGTATATTGATTATACTTCAATGAACCAGCAACATCTTCATATTCTCCTTGTACTGAACCTATTGGTAAATCTATAATAGCAGCACAATCTTGTCTTTTCTTTGTTAAAGCTAACATTGCATTAGCAATAGCAAGTGGTCCTTTTCCATTAGACATATCATCTGTATATCCTCCACTTGTTATAAATTTAGGTTTGAATAACATTTTATCTTCTATAAATTTATATGATTCTGGAATTTCTGCAGCAACATCTGTTTCAGGAAAATCTGCACCACCTACTAGCATAAATTCTTTTTTCTCATTTACATCAAATGTAGTAAAATCTTCATTTACTGAACTTATTTTTATTCTATCAAATTCAATAGTTCTTAAAGAATTAATTACTTCTTTTGCAGTTTCTTCTGAATTAGCTTTACGAATTGCTAATCTTCTTCTTTCTATTAAACTTCTTCCAACTTCTACATCTAACCAAATAGCACTTGTTGAAGGTTTATAAGTTACTTTCATGTCATTACCAAAACTACCACCATATTTTTCTTCAACAATGAAGTCAATAATTTCTCCAGTATCTGTTTCTTTTTTAAAAGTTGCTTTTGCTTTTAATGCACCATTCAAATCATTTTCAACATCTTCTTCAGTAATGTTTGCTTGATTATGGTGTGCAATTCTTCTAAACATTATTGGCATACCAGCACTTAATAAACCTGTTACATATTCAAATGTGCTAGAACCTTCAGGTCCTTTTTGTCCAAAAGCATTTTTAAATTCGTCAACAGTTGTTACTAATACTGGTTTTGTCCAGTCACCTGTTATGGCAGTTCCAGGTACATATACCCAGTTATCAATAGCTGCTTTTGAATTTCCTAATTCTCTTGATAGATTATTAGTTGTAATTTCTATAAATGCCATTGTTTAATTCCTCCTTTTCTTATTTTTTCAATATTAAACTAAATTCTTTTCCTTTTAAAGTTTTTCCTTCTGTAATTTTTAGTTGTTTATTCTCTTTAATTGTATATTTTCTAAATGTTTTATTTTCTTTTATAGGAATTAGTTTACAAGTAAAATCTTTTGTATCACTTTCCATAACTAATTTACCTTTAACATATAATTTACTTTCTGTTAATGCTAAAACTTTTTCAACTTTCACAGATTTACCATTTTTATATGTTTCATTTACAAATTTAGATAATCCTTCCTCAACTTTAGTTTTTAATTCTTTATTTAATTTTTTAGATTCAGTTTTTCTTAAATCAACTTTATTAATAACTTTTCTTTTAGGTTCTTTTTCTGCTTCTTCTTTTTTAGATTTATTTTCTACTTTTTTAATGTCTGTTTTATTAATTTTCTTTTTGAATAGTTGTGCTTCCCCTTCTTCTTTCTTTTCTTTTCCACAGTTTCTACCACAACCTTCAACTTTTTTACTTTCATCTAAATCTTCTTCGTCAGATATTCCTAAATCTGCAAAAATTGTATCACTTTCAAACCAAAGCATATCATTTAATTCAGTTCTATCCATAGCAGTATCAGCACTATCTTCAAATGATTCAAGGTAGTCCATTAGTTCATCTTCCTTATCTGCTTCTCTTATTGTATCTAGTGTAGATATTGCACCACTCCAGCTAGAGCTATATAATTCATCGAAAGAACCAATATACTCAACTGTATATACACCTTCTTGTAATTTATTACTTTGCTTAAATGCAACTTTATGTTCTTTTAATCCTTTATTTTCAACTTTTTTTATATCTGTTTTATTTATTTTCTTTTTGAATAAAGGAGCTTCTCCTTCAGTAATTTTTTTACTTTCTTCAAAATCTTCCATTTCTGGTTCATCTTCAACAGAATCATCCATAATTGGTTCTTCAACAGGTATATCTTCTACTGGTGTTTCATCTATAACTGGTTCTGTACCCATACCAATATCAACTGCTGCATTTTCTTTTGGTTCTATTACAATATTAGCATCATCAGTTTCAACTGCTGTTAATCCATCTGGTGTAGTTGTAACTGTTGTACTTTCTTTCTTTATAGATTTATTTTCCTTTAAAGGTAATTTACCTAAAATTGCTAATCTTGTAGCTTCTTCTAATGAAATTCTATTTGATTTTTTTAACATTTTTAGCTTCCTCCTTTTTATTTTCTTCAAGATTATTTATATCAAAATCTCTTAAAGCATTTGCATACTCTTCACATAACTCTGCTAAACCAACAAGTCCCTCATCTTTACTGCAATCAGCAACCCAATCTAACTCAGGTACTATTGTATCTTGTATAGATTGCATAATTCCTGTTCTGCTTCTATCTCTTTCTTCAAGTTTCTTTCCTTCTGTTTCAACTTCTTTAGGGTCAAATCCTCTTTGTTGAAAATAATCTTTTTGGTGTCTAGTTGTTGTTTGAGAGAATTTTCCTTTTGAATATGGTTTACCACCTCTTACACCACCAACATGTGTTCCATAAGAGTATAGTTCTTCATCACCATTATCTTTTTTAACTACTTTTGCTTTTTTGTAGAAAGATGCTCTACTATCAAATCTTGGTTCTAGATACTCTTCTGTATCTTCTTTAACTATCTTTGTTTCAACTTTTTTTGCTTTTCTAGTTCTACTTTCAATAAGCTTTGCTTTCTCTTTTTGTAATTCTTGTGCATAAGCCTCCATAAAATTCATATTATGATACACTTCCTTTCTATAACTTTTAAAATAATTAGTTTAATACTTTAAAATTATCTTTATTATCATCTAAATAAGTTCTTACATTTTGTAGTTCGGTTAAACCTTCTTGTAATATTGTAGGTCCGTCCAAACCAAATGTAGCATTATTTGGAGTATATTTGCTTCTTATTCTACCTGTTATTATTTTTGCCATTGCTAATGCCATCTTTCTTAATTGAGTTTCCCAATACATTTCTCTAATATCTTCACAAGAATAATATTCTGGTTTAAAAGATATAGTCACAAATGATGGTGTCTGTGGATTTGCAGATATATATAATTTTCTGTTAGGTTTATCCCAATGATAATCCATATCAGTAGATAATATATTCAAATTCTTTTTAACCATTAAAGCATTTGCATAATCTTGTACATCATATATTCCTGTAACTGTATTAGGATACATTGCAATAGGTACTAAATAAGAAGTACCAGATAGAATACTATCGTTGCATCTAGTTACCCTATCTACTGCATCAATATTGTATTTTTTTAAATCAATACATTTAGAAAAGGGTACTGTAATTGTATATGTATCTGATATATAATGTTTTAACTCATCAAATGCCTCATCAACAATTTCTTTTACCTGTGCAGGTGTTAGTTCCAACTCTAAAACATCCCCACCTAATTGCTTTTCTATATATCTAACTATTGATTTTGTTCTTTTTTTCATACGAGGGTATTTTCTAGGTTTAACTAAATCTTTATCCTGAAATATACTATCCAATTCTGGTAAGTTATTTATTTCTTCTTCATTCATTCCAATCTACCTCCGTATATATTTGTATAGTTATAGGTAGAAGAGGTAGGTATCTACCTATAACTACACTTGTAATAATATATAAATTATTTATTATTACCAAAAATTGATTTCTTTGTTGTAGTCTTTTTACCCTTTGCTGACTTTCTAACAAATTTAGATTTAGGTTTTTCATCAATATCTTTTATACCCTCGTCTACTTTATTAGTTTCTTGGGCATCCTCACCTATTTCTGGTGGTATTTCTTTAGAACCATCTTTTTCATTATTAGAAGTTTCAGTAATACTTTCTGGATTTTTCAACCCATCAGGGTCATCTACAACTGGTGTTATTTCGAAGGCTTCCATTGGGGTAACAGTTACACCAATTTCTTCTGCCCTTTTCATAACACCTTCAATATCCCTAACATTTACTTCAATTTCCTCATTTACACTTAATACCTGTGTTGGCATCAAAGGAGCAAGTTTAGAAATATTTATAGGTTTTTTGCTAGGGTTTTTAACTGTTACTTTCATGTAACATACCTCCTAACTAACATTTCAAACTAAGCTAATGTAACTTCAATACCTAACTCAGCATTTTCTTGAGCAGCATAGTAAGCAGCTTCTTCTGATGTTTTAACTGTTAGTACGATTTCATCTTCAGGTTGTAATTCCTCTGGAAAATTAACTTTGAAGTATCTTACTTCTACAGGTTTTGCACCAGCATTTTTGATTGTAGCAGTTGTTACTGCTGAAAAATCTCTTTGTGCCATTTTAAGTTCCTCCTTTATACATATTTGTAAAGTGCCTGATTTCTTTACATACTTTTTCTTTTCTGATTATCAATATTTCTATTGAGAGAAAAGAGGAAGGCAAATCCCCTTATAAATAAAATGGTCTAGATACAAAAGTATTGTTAGATATTGTATATCTTACTTTAATCTAAACCATAAAACTTATTATTGAGATTAGGCAAGTATTCCTGCCTCATTAATATTTTACTTATATATATTACAAAATTAACATTTTTATAAATTCACTTGATATATTTTAAAATTTATTTAAAAATTTTAAAAAATGCTTGACATATCTTAAAACTTATAGTATAATACTATTACAAATAGTAGATAATACAAATGTTAAACATATAGAAAGGAAGAAATACTATGAATAGAATTAAATGTCCTAAATGTGGTTGTGATAAATTAGATTATTGGTTAGAAGAAATATCTACTAATTATTATGAAATAGGCAAAGATGGTTTTTATGATATAAATAGCAAACCAATACATACATCAAGTGGAAGTGGGTATGGTGCATCAGGTTACAGATGTAAGAGATGTGATTGTGAGTGGAATGACATTTCAGGAAATATAATATATGAAGGAGATGGTAAATATGAAAATAAATAGAATATTAAAGAAGCAAGCTGAAGAAATTATAGTATATGGAGAAAATCAAGGTTTCTCTCTTATATCTCTTATTGGAAAAAATGTAACTGTTCATCATAGAAATTATAAGGGGAAACACTATGATATACTTGAACTTGAATTTGATATAGATAATAAAGGAAATACTATATCTGTATTTTATGAAACAGACCCTAAAGAGATATTGCAAATATTAGGAATGGAGGAAGATTATTTTGAAAAAGATAAAAGTAAAAGTATTTAATGTTTATAAATCTGATAATGATGAATTTTTAGATAATATAAATCTAGGGTGGAGAGATAAATTTGATTTTCACATGCACATTATAGATAAAGATGGTTATGTATGGAATGAAGAAGTAGGATTTAAAGTACCTGATGAGTATATAGAAGAAACTTATAAATATGAATTGGAGCCTAAGGAGAAAGCAAATTTACATACTAAAAAAATTATATTTGAATTAGCAGAACAAAAATTAAATGAAGCAGAACAAGATTATCATAATTTTTTTGTAGATTTATTTTCTAAAATAGATAATTCAGAAGATTTATTTCTTTCAGAATGGAGCTGTGAATTAAGTCCAATAGGAAATTGTATATGTAAATGGGATGGAAATGATAATACCTGTATATTCTGTGGAGAACCTGATGAAAGAAAATAAATTTAATAAATTTTGAAAAAACCCTTGACATATTTTAAAACTTATAGTATAATCACATCATAGTAAGGAAATAATAATTTTGAAAAGGAGAGGTTTTAAGTATGGAAGATTTATATGGTTTAGTTATAGTAAATGGACCTTATAGTAGAGATAATTCTATTGTAAAATGGTTTACTAATGACTGGGGTGAAAACAAAACAGATTTTAGAAAAAGTTTAAAAAGAACAGGAGTTTCCATAGCAGAAAGAAATTATAATGTTTTTTGTAAAGAAGATATAAAAGTAAAAGTATTTACTTCAAAAGAAGCATTTATTAAAGAATGTGGTAAATATAATATAATTCCAAATTTAGAGGAGGTGTAAATAATGATAGGATATACAATAGATAATATTCAAACAAAATTGACAAATGGAGGTTACGAAACAAAACTACCATATCCAACAAAACCAGAAGGATACCATATTGAAAATTATGTATATGATGAGGAAAAATCAGTTAGATGGAACAGAGAGCATAGATTAGAACTTGAGAATAAATACAAGGAAGAACTTAGTGCATACAAAGAAAGTTGTTCCAATAAAGTAGATGAATTTAAGAATGACCTAAAGAAAGTAATTTTAAATACTCATAATTTCAATGAAGATATTGCAGAATATATAATACAAAAAACTTATAGTAAAGATATTGACTATATGTCTGATATTCTTTGGGAAGCTATTGATTTAGCTGATTTTGCAGAAAAAATAAGAGAATTTTAAGGAGGATACTATTATGTATGAAGATAAAATTAAAATTTTAGGAAAAGAGAAACAGAAAAAAGAACTTAATATAAATTATAGGAAAGAAGATAATTTTTGGTGTAGTTATATAGTTTTAGACAAAGAATTTTATCATTGGATAGATTGTAGATTTTATTGTACTAAAGGTGGGACTGTAACTTGTTGTATTTGGGTTAGTGGTAAAGAAAATTTTAGAGCTTCAGGAAGAGCAACTGGTTGGGGTTATGAGAAGAAATCTGCAGCATTACAAGATGCTTTAAACAATGCTGGTTTAAAATTAAATAAAAGCATTTGGGGTACTGGTGAAATTAAATCAACATTAGAAGCAATAGCAAAATGGGAAAGTGGTAAAAGAACACTATACACAGTAGAAGCCTTTGGATAGGAGGTAATATTATGGATTATTTAAACGAAAATCAAATAGGAATAGCTAAAAGTGCTATTGGTAACATAAAAGATAGATTGAAAGCTATTGAAATAGAAATATATACTAGAGAAAAACCATACAAAAGTTACTTAAATGAAAAATTAGATAGTATTAGATGGGATTTACAAGTATTACTAAATATGGCAAAACCAGATAGAATTATTAAAATAGATAAAGATATAAAACTTATAATTCAAAAAGTTTTATTTGATATTGAAGAAAAATCTACTATAAATAAAGTATGGAATGAAGATGTATTTCCAACTTACTTATGGAATGAACTTTGGAACTTAAATGAGAAAATTATAAACTCAGATGTAATAGACGAACAACAATATGATAAATTAGTAGATATTGAAAATGTTTTATGTGAAAAAGATAATATAGGTTATTTTCCAATAGACGGAGAACTGCATAGTAAGTTTGTAAATATATTGAACTATATAAGTTTAAAATTAAATGAACAATAAAAGACTGTATTAAATACAGTCTTTTTCTATTATTCTTCTAAAAAGTCATATTTATTTTTATCTCTCAGTCTATTCTCATTTTCAACCTCTGCAAAACCAACACCTTCATTAGAGAATTGCCATGGGGTCATATCTTCACTTCCATCATCCCCTAATTTATCTCCTAAATGCTCATCTCTTACTGTGTATCTTGTAATATCATAACTAAATTTTTGTGGGTCTACATAAGTCCAAATTTGAATTTCATCTATTGTAGATATAATTTCTGCTGGTATTAATTCTAAACCAACCCCTGCTGGTCTAACTACTTCTATTAAATCTCTAACTTTACTCATATTTGCTGGAAAGTAAATATATATCTTGATTTTACCATCTTTAACAACATAATCTATATGAAACATTGATAAACTTTCAACTTTATCTATTTCACCCAAAGCATTTACAGATAATGCTGTTGCTAATGACATACCAATTTCAGAACCTCTATTCCTAATCATATTCATATAGTTTTTGATTATAAGTCTGTTTGTATAATAACTTTCTGTATAATCATATCTATAGCCTACATAACTGGCAAGAAGAGGCAACAAGTGATTGGGACATTGGTCATAGTCGATTAAAGACACCCAGTAATCTGTATTAGTTTTGAAGTTATTTAAAAGTAAATCAAATAGTTTACACCAAGCTTGCATATCTCTTGATTGCCTAAGAACCCATGGGATACTATTTTTACTTTCTATAATGCTATAATTCATACTCTACCTCCTATATTAAATCTTGCATATATGCTTTTTCTAATGAACCTGGTTCAAAGTAGAAATAGTTTGTAGATAAGTTTTCATATCTTGCAATAGTACATTCATTATGAACATAATCTATTTGTAAATCTGCATTTACAGGCATATTAAATGCTAATGTGACTTCTCCTGTAATATAATCTATTTTACCATTCTTTTGAAGAATACCATCAATATTAAATATTGCACCATTATTATTATCTCTCAATGTATATTCATCACTTTGTGTTATAACTTTTATCATTATTGAACCTGGCAATAGAGGTACATTTGGAATAGTAAATTTATAATCAAGATTATCAGAATCTTTTGGATTATCTAATCTAGGTATTGTAAGTTTATATTTTCCCGTAACTTGTTCTTTAGGTACTATATTTCCTTGTACATCTGTATATTGTATTGGGTCTAAATCTACCATCAATATTCTACTATCAACTGCTAAAATAGTTTCTATAATTTCTCTATAATTTCTTATAGTATTAAAATTAACTTTCTCTATTGAATATTTATATTTTAATTGATTATTTATATTTACCATTATTGTTTGTAATTCATCTCTTGATAATGGTGTTTTTGTCATAAATGTTCCTTTTATTGTCCAGTAGTAATTAGCTATTGAGTGCAAATCTACAACTAATTGTAGTGGTAATATTTTATATTCTTGTAAAGATGTTTTTACTATTGTTTCAAATTCCTCGTCAGGATAGTCTTCATAAGCTTCTGTTCTTAATATATATAGTTTTACAACAAAATTTGTAAGTGTTTCAATATCAGGTATTGATTTAGTTCCTATATTTCCTGTTAATGGATTATTACTACTATCGAATATATCTCCTCTAATATAATTTCCTAACATTTGTAAATCTTCTGTTGTAATTACACCATCATTACTTCCTTTACAATTTGCTAATCTTCTTTGGTATGGTGTTAGTGGGTATAATGTAGGGTCTGCTAAAAAGTTATTCAGTAAATTATAATCTTGTACATCTATCCTACCATCTTCATTTATATCTCCAACTTGATAATTTACAGACATTCCTGGGTCATTAGTTAAATCTGTTGCTCTTACATTAGCAACACCATCTAATCTTAATGTTGCTCTTTCAAAATCTGCTAGAGTAATAAGTGTATCTATTGTGTTTTGAAATTTAGGTGTATTCTTTCTAGCCTCATCTGGTGTTTCATAATTATAACCCCAACTACTATCTCCATGTGTCCAATGTAAAAATCCTTGAACATTATATGTTTGTGGATTTGAAGGTGTACCACCTAAAGCCCAAGCATTACCTGTACACTCTTTTAATGTGTTTGCAAGAATTTCTCCATTTTCTCCTAATGTTCTAATAGTAAATAACTTAAATTTAGAAATATTAAAATTACCCCAATAATCTATAATTTCTATATATGGATTATCATTAACATCTACACCAAATTCAAAAAACTTACCAACAGTAGTAGTTAAATAAATATTATCTTTTAATATCCATTCCTCATTACTATCATCTACTAAAATAATATGAGTATCATCTATCATTTTTTCACTTAAATAAATTCTATTATTTACTAAATCATCTGTGGTATAATTGAAACCATATATACTATGCCAAGGTTTACCTGCACCTGGATAAGGGTTTGTAGAAACTCTAACTGGTGTAATAGGTGTTCCTTGTATTAATTCTACCTCATTTATAACACCATTATTGGTCATATTATTTTTTAATTCATACTGTTTAAATGTAGTATATGATATACCATCCTGTGTAGTAAAGGTACAAAATCTAGGTAGGGTAGCAGCTTGATTATATGTATTTACTAATTGCATTGTTAAAGTTGCACTTCTATACCACCTCATCTTATAACCAATTAATTTATAAATCGTAGCAGCATTTTTCCTTTGAGTAACAGAATTAGGATACACTTCTAGGGCTTGCATATCTTGAGTATAGAATAGCATATCTCCTATTATTGACATAAGTTTTATCATTATTACTCCTGGGTCATTATCATCTAAAACTTGCCATTTCTCTGTTATTCCTGAAACTGAATTTATTAAATCATCTAATATAGATGCATAATCTTTACTTGTATAACTTATTTTGACAGGAACATAATCCATTTTAATTACTTTGTTTAAATCTGTATCTGCCACTTATTTTACCTCCTTTGAAATTGAGTAATCTCCTCATTAATATTTTACCAAAAAGAAAGAAGCCTAAATTTAGGCTTCAATATGATATGTTGATGTTATAGTTTTCTCTAATCTATTTAATATTTCTCTAACTTCATTGATTTGTTCTAATGCACTATCTAAGGTTATTGATTTTATTTCCTCTTTAGGCAAACTTTCTTCTTTCCATATTATCTCAAATTTAGCCATAGACACTTCATCTTCATTTAGAAAATCAAATATACTTTCACCTGTTTCTGTACTTATTACAGACTTATTAAGTGGTATAAATTCCCATTGAGAATTGTCTTTTGTATTTCTAAAATATATTACATCTTTATCGTGTGCATATTTATTTATTATATCTTCAATAGTATATTGTACTTTATGATAAACACCTTTATCACATAATATTATAAGTTCTAATGAATATAAATCTACAATATTATACTTATCTGTTATGTATATAAGTGGTGCTTCTGTATCCCCACTTCTCATTCCAGTCATAAATCCACCATCTCTCCAAAACCACTCAATTCCATTAGAATCTTTTACCCATAATTTATTAGGTATAATTAAACCATCATTTATTTGTCTTATCAATTCAGGATATATAAATTTCATTATTAATATTCCTCCTATAAACTTATATTACTTTTATTTTAAATTACCCAGAAATCTATTCTGGTTTGTCATTCTAATAGATATTTTAATTATTCATTCCATATATTTTATCAATAGGAAATCCAAGTCTATCTAATTTTCCACCACATGCCTTTATTATAGTATCTTTTACATATTCTAAATTCACATTAGTATTTAATATTTTACAAGGTAACCACCATTTATCTATGACTGGTCTTTTTACAGGGGCTAAAGCATAACACCCTTCAAATAAGCAATGTTTAGCTGAATTAGCATAATAATATGAACCTTGGAACTCTTTTATATCTTTATTCCAAAGAGTTACTTCTACAATAGGGATATTATGCTCTTTTAAATAATCATAAGTATATGTAGGGAATCTATTATAAGAAGAATAATCATCATCTGGTACATCTATTTCACTATCGATAAAGGAATATAAAACCTTAATAGTTTCTGTGTTTGTACTTGAATAGATTTTGTATATACTGTGTTTATAATTATCCATATCTAAAATAAAATCTGCAATAATATATCCTTTATAAAACCCTTCCCTTATAGTATCTCCTTTATTATATTTATGTTTAATTTTTACTGGAAGTATAGTTTTATTCTTTTCTATAAGATTATTAAATTCATCTTTACTTAATTTTTTATATAGTGATTTTTTATATATGACATTATCTGGTTCTACTATGGAAGCTCTTAGCTTTACATGTGTTGTATTTGTAGTTTCCACTCTATAATAACTGTTACATGGTTCTTTCTCATCAAAATATAACCCTACAACAGGTTTATTTATAATCTTTTCAACTGTTACTTTATCTCCTATATTATATTTCATTATTCAGTTCCTCCTTTAAATATATGGTATTTCACCTTCATAATTACAATTTTTGCATTTAAAGTGATAAGTGTCTATAATTTCAAAATCTTCTTTTTCACATTCTGGACAATCCCACCAAGTAATTCCTAGTTCATTTATTTGCTTGATATTAAGTTCACCATCATAATCTGTTTCTTTTACAGACCATACCCTACAAACTCTCATTTCTATAAATGGGTTATATACAGTTTCTGCAACCCATGTACATAATGCAATATTTTTTGCTTCTTTACTTGTTTTTGCTGCTATATAGATACATCCATAATCTGGGTCTCCTTCTGCAAAATAAACTTTATTTTTTCTTACTTTCTTTTCTTTCATTTTCAGATACCCTCTCTTTATATTGACATATTCTATCTACAATACTATATATAAAATAAAAAATACCTACAACTGCTAAACCAATTATAAAAACAATATCTGCTGACATTATTTCACCTCCTTATTAAATTTTGTGTCATCAAATTCAAAAACTTTTTCATTATCTATTTTTACTTCTGTTACATACATATATCTATCTTGAATTTCATTTATAAGGTCATATATAATATCCATTTTACTCTCTTTAGACATATCTTCATCCATTTTAAATTTTATAATTACTTCTTGTTGTTTCATAATAATCCTACCTTTCATATTGTATAACATCTTAGCAAAATAAAAAAGAAATTGTCGGCAAACAATTTCTTGAATGGGATTTTGCTATCTCACACATAGCAAAAATTTGTGGGTAATATGTATATCATTTCAGTTGATATACATATTTGAAATACATATATCTATAATAACATATAAATAATATTTTGTCAAATTATTTTTTAAACAGTAGGTAAAGCATTATAATCAGCTGTTAATTCTGCAACTGTTTTATCAACACCTTCTTGGTCAATATCTCTTCTATAATAATCATACATAGCATTTTTCATTGTTTCGACAGATGGCTTTATATCAACAGTCATTCCAGCATCTGTATATTGTGCATATCTATCCAACATGTGTTCTAATGCAAGTTTTAAATCAGATTTATCAACTTCTACATAAGGACTGTTTTGACTATCTATTGAAACAATAGATATTGTCCACATAATCTCTACAACAGTATCTACTTCTTTTACTATTGGCTCTGCCAGACATATTCTAAATAAACAGTTATTACCTGTTTCTTGTGCAAATAAACCACACTCTGCAATTCTAGCACCTATATATAATTCATCTGGAAGATAAGTATTAATTACTAATTGAACATAAGATTGTTCATTTCTTGCAATAAGTTTATTTCTTTCAGGTAATCTCATTCTTGGAGATATTTCTGAAAGTAACTTTGTATCATTTACAGTAACAACATTTGTTACACCAGCACCTGTATTATAACTTCCCATATTTGTTCCTATTCCTAAATAAGATGGTATCCAATCATCTTCTAATCTATAACTTGGGTTTTCTGCATTTACTAAAGGCTGTGTTGGGTTAAATTCCCCATTTAGGTATTTAGCAATACCTAACAATGTTTGTTTTAGACATCTGTTATGACCTTTTTCTTGTTGTAATATTCTACCTGTCCTTTTATCTCTTTTAGTTACACAAACATTTACACCCATATTAAATGCTGCTTCACTTGTACTTAATAAATTACTCATTTATGTACCTCCTATTTTATCTCCTCATTAATATTTTACAAAAATAAAATAAGCCTTTTATGGCTAGGTACTTAAAAGTACACATTGCTTGAAGCAAACTTTCACACATAAAAGACTTATAAATGTCCTTTTAGAACTATGATTAACAATGTTATAATAACATATATGGTATTATATGTCAATACTTTTAGAATAATTTGTTTGATTTTCTTGTTTGTTTATCTACATTTTTATTAAATACTAAAATTCTTTCACTATTGTCATTCAATTCCCCTTTAGAACTTATTCGTCTAGTTTGATTTAGAGAATGCTCTCCTATTAAATGAAATCCAATACTTTTAGCAATATCTATACTATCTTCTGCTAGTTTGAAAGATTCAAAATTATTTATATTCAATAAGAAATATCCATCATCAATTAAGTATTTATATATATTCTCAAATGTAGGCTTTAAATAATTAGATTTCCAATCTTCATAGCTTGTTCCCTCTTTATATGATTGGTCACCTATCTTATAATCTTCTAAATAAAAGTATGGTGGACTACTAAATGCTAATCCTATTTTATTTTCCCACTCTGGAATAAAATATTGACTTCCTTGTGTTCTTATATCAACAAAACTATTATTTCTAACAGTTGATTTCCAATCTGTTGATAGTTGAGATAATCTTTCTGTTAATAGATAATTAGGGTCTGTACCAAAATAGTTTATTCTATTTTTTAATGCACCTGTTAATCTAACACCCCAACCACAACTAAAGTCATAATAGTTATTATTTATATTATAATGATTTAGTATCTCATCAATAACCTTTAAAGGAAATTGTGTAGGTGGTAATGCACATCCTTTACCACCTAACTGTATTGACCTTGATACTTTAGTTGCTAGTGACATATCATCTGTAAATACTTTCTTATTTTCTTCTGTTTTAGATACAAAGAAACTAACTAAATCTTTACATTCAAATACTTCCTCAACACTCCACTTACAGGAATATAATTTTACTTTTGACATTAAATCTTTAAAGTAATATGCAGTTATTCTATTATTTGCAATATTTCCTTTTGTAAGTTGGTATATCTGGTCTTTAACTTGTTCTAATGTAGGTTTCTTAAAATATTCTTCTTTTATTTTTAGAAATTCTTCGTCTGTTATAGGTGTATAATGTTTCGTTTCTAACTTTTGACCTTTATACTCAATAATCATTTTTATCGTCCCTTCTAATTTAATTATATTCCTTATTTAATATAAAGGGGTGTTCAAGAGAAAACCATCTTTTTATTCTGTGTTCATTAGAACTAATGTTCTCATATATTCTATCTAATAATCTTACTTCATCTGATGTCAAAATTCTATCTTTTTTATTTCTTATTAAAAGATTATGTAATGTAGTAATTTCATCATTATTATATTTGTTATTTGGCATATTAAATCACTCCTTTCCACTATTTATAACATCTTTTTAAAATTATATAAAAATACTTGACAAAATTTAAAACTTATATTATATTTAATATAATAGCATATTGATGTTATATAAATTTAGAAAGGAGAATAATTTTATGGGAAAATTTGAAAGAGCATTACAAGATGAAAGATTAATGAATTTTTTAGGTATTGATGACGAGGATAAAAAAGAATTACTTAAAATGCACAAAGAACAAAAGGAAAAGAATATTTTAAAGAATAATAGGTCATTGAAAATAAATGATAGATTAGACAGAATATACATAGATAAAGATGTAATACTACCTATACTTAAAAAATTTAATGATAATAAAAATCCATATTCATTTAGAGATTGCTTAACAAGTGGGTATGTATTTTTAGATTTACATGACTTATTTGAAATTGAGTTACCAGATGAAAATGAAGTATTAAGATTAATACAAGAACATGATGAACCAGAAATGTTAGAGAATATATCAAATAGTAGAAATAGAATTTACAAAGATTTTAGTCAAGTTATAATATACTATGAATTAAAAGGAAATATAATCAGTAAATTAAAATTCTATAATCAAAATACAAAGGAGATAATAGCAGAACAAAAAGATGAATTAGAAGTAACTAAAGTGTTTACATCCCAAGCACCTTATAAAGTAGATTGTAAGATAGAATTAGAAGAAACAGATGATGGCTATTCAGTTTCTATATGTGATGTACCAGAAATAATAGATACTGCGATGTATATAAGTGCAGCAATATTATTAATATCTTTTACAACAATAGTAAATGGAAGTGTAGGAGATTATCGAATAACAAGAGATAATCTAAATGAAATTATACCTAAAAATAATAATGAGAATATACACTTAAATAGAGAATTAAAGCAAATTATAAAGAAATATAATTCACCAATATATTATGTAAGAGAGTTAAAATAACAAAGAAGGAAATATAAATTGAAAATAAATTTAGATAATACAGAATTAGAAAATATTGGATTGGATAGTATAAATATAGAATGTTATAGAGTTAATAGAAATAGAATAGCAAACATATATACTAATTTAAAAGATTTATTTGACTGGGCAGAGCCAGATAGTTCTATCATTAATTTATATATAAAAATTACAGGAAATATATCTGAGGATATAGATTACGATGAAATTGATGATAGTATATTAAATAATATTTTATCGATTCATAAAAATAAAAATGAAGAAATAATTCATGTAAATTATAATACAAAAAATGCCTACTACATTACCAATCTCTTGGCCAGTCGAATAAAAAGTGACTTTAACGCGATAGAAAATGGTAAAATTGAATTAGATTATTATGATGAAGAACTTTCTCAAGGATTAGACGGGATTATTTTAAGCATGCCAATTGGTGTCGCGAGTAACTCAATATATTTTGCGAATTTAGGGCCAAGGATTCCAGTAAAAATTAAATTTGTAGGAATGATTTTAACAAATTTGAAAACAAGGATCCAAAACTACGGGATCAATAATGCCTTAATAGAAGTTTACGTAGATGTGTCTATTTCTCATGAAATAATTACACCTGTGACTTTTGAATCGAAAGAGCTGAATTATGAAATTTTAATTGCAGCAGAAATCATTAATGGTACTGTTC